TGTACTTTTCTTAACTCTATCATAATTATGCCTGCATTTTCTTAAATGTATCTGAATCAACTACAACGATCTTACCGTAAAAGGCTAATCTTGCACCGAGACCCGCCCATGAACTCGAGGACGCATAACTAGCACGAGCCACGAAGACCCCGCAGAGAGAACCATTATCCGAATAACCCGACCGTAGAAAGATTCTATTTGCTGTTGGATTAAACCAGCTATGATCGGAATAGTAAGTGGTTTCAGATCCACCATGTGCTGTAGGAACTACATCACCATATTTACCTTGAGCTACGGTTTTAGTCCATCCATTATATCCAGTAGTTGCAGCTGGATTAGGTTCATATCCTACAACTCTGATATTAGTAGCACCTGCCGCTTCAAGCTCTGCTACATCCTTATCTGGGAATGAACCTCCGTCATATACAACGTATTTACCTTTTAAAATGTTTATTCCTTGTACAAACTCCCACTTACTGTAATAGCAGTCTTCAAGTCCTAAGAAGTTAGTTGAATAGTATGATGTATCACTTGTAGTAGCCTTTTTACCATCTCTATTACCCAATGTAATAGTTGCTCCAGTAATTCCATAATTATATCTTTTGGTTCCACCAGAACAAGGTATTGCTGAATTAGAAGTACTAATGTTAGTGGTCTTATAGTAAGCACAAAACATTCTAGCTATAGTAGCATGAGATCTATAATCTCCAATACCCCATAAAGGGCCGTTTGACTTAGCTTGAGATACAAATGTAGCCATTGTTTGTGAAGCAGTAGACGTTACACCCCATGCAGACAATAAAGTTCCATCAGTATTAGTATAAGCCTCAAAAGTACCTAACAACATTTCAGGTTCTTCAATATAGTCACTATCAATTTGTTGTTCAGATATATAAGTTCTCCAAATACCAGGTGATCTTTCAACAGTCTTGTGATAGTATTTTGGGAAATGTACCATTCTATTTTCTTTTCTAGCAAATACAATATCAATAGCAGAACCATCAGGCCAATTAGCACTATTTTCTTCATTACAATAACTAATCAATGCAGCATCATCTCCATATGGTTTAGCAATGCATCTCTTAAATTTACTTCTTAATGATTCAATTACATTTCTATTACCACCTGTTGCACATGTTGTGGATGAATTGTTTTCATCATTTTCATACCAGTATGCTAGAGTATCTTCTAGATTAGAAGTAGTTACAATTTTACCTACATTTACATATACAATATTCTCAGGAACAGTAGTTTGAACAGAATTTACTAAAGTAAATTGTTTACTAACGCAGATATCCAAACTGGAAGTTCCTCCATATCTTTGTAGATTTGTTACCCAAATTTGTACTTCTGAATCAGTAGCTACATAACCAACTTTATATTGACTTGCATCTCCTATGTGATTTACAACCTCAACTCCAATTTTTCCTCTTGTACTGGCAGTAATAGTAGTAAATATTTCTTCTGTAGAAGCAAAGTTAGTCAAACCGTAAATGTTGAATACTACTTTAGCTTCTCCAGTATCAGTGGAAGCTACAGTTGGTAAATTACCTATATGCCAATATCTGAATCCATTTCCAATAGATGGCCTACTAAAAACAGAATGAGGACCAGTAGCATTTCCAATAGTAACTAATTGATAACCATCTAACAAATCAGCATTTAAATTTTTACATACTGTATTAGATGTAACTTCTATTGGTGCAGTTCCATTAGCAACTGTGGAAATTAATTTACCTGCGTATCTAACCTCCCCTTCACTAGTAATGACTAATTTATCTCTATTATCAGTTCCAGTATTTAAATATATGTTACCACCATATATATATGTACTACCATTATTTTTACTTACACCAGCACCAAGTAATAAATTATTATTGTAATTATACAATAAAACATCAGTAACATTACCAGTAGTTGAAGTCGATTTAATAGCTTTGTTATTGGCCATGTTTAGAATACCATTTACTGTTAAATCACCAGTCATAGTATCACCTGCCTTTTTAACGTATCTTGCATCACTAGTGTCTTGAGTCATTGCAGTAATTCCTTTAGCAAATGCAATCTTAGTACCATTTTTAGTAGCAGTAGTAATTACATTACCTGTACCAGTTACTTCTACTGTTTCTAATTTATTTGACTTTAAATTAGTAATATCTTGTGCTGCATTATTCAACCCATCAAGTTTAGTCTTATCAGCAGCAGACATTACACCAGCTTTACTAGTAGTAGCTTTATCAATAGTTATTGCACTACTATCTGCTGTACCTGTTGTAGGATTTTTCTTTTCCAGAGTAATAGCAACAGCATTAGCATCAGCAGTAGCACCTGTAGCATTAGACACATAACTACCTAAGTTAGTTACTTTCTTTTTATCTTCAGCTGTATAGTCTTTAGTAGATAAACCTTTACCTGCTTCCTTCTTTACAAATAACTCATCGGCTTGTGCTTGACTATAACTATCAAATGTAAAGTTATAGTCTTCACTGGGGTCTAACCACATGATCTCTTCCTCAGTAGGTTCAGTATCTGAGATCTTAATATCCTCTGGTATAGTTACATTCTTATCTACAGCGTTCAAAAGTACCCTTTTGGTAATGGTTTCAATCTTATTGACTTGTGCACCTGCTTCAATACCTTGTAACTTTGCAAAGTCTTCTTTAGACATCAAACCATTAGCTGTCAATGATGCTAATTCAGCAGTACCACCTAATGCATCCCAACCTTCACTTGTCCATGCATAGTTAGTATCATTCTTACGAACATTCCACACATCACCAATAACATTACCTTCAGTAGGCAAATCTTCAATCGTATCTACAGATCCTTTGAAAATATATACAGAAGTAAACTTACTGTCTACTTGGGATTTATTATAGTAATTGTTAGCAAGGTCATCTGCTACTACCTTTATATTAGCATCAGTTTGATCCTTAGTATAATACCTAGTATCATGAGTATGAGTAGTTACTTCACCTACTAACACAGCTTCAATAGCTGCTTTACTAAGTTCAGCATCTTTACCGGGTTCTCCTTGAGGCCCTTGGAATCTACCCATATTAACCCATTTAGTACCATTCCAAAAGTATAAGTCTGTACCAACAATATAAGAATCACTAAGTTGTGGATCTACTATAGTATCTAAATCTTCTGGACTATCAAGACTACCTTTTAATACAATACCTGAGGATGGCCAACCAGTATTTACATATACATCATCAACTTCATCCCAAAGATACCAATAACCATCATCCCCTACTTTGGGAGGATTGTCTGCATATTCTTTAGCTCTGTTTGCTTGAGTATTAGCATTATTAGCAGCAGTAGTTGCATTTGTAGTAGCCTGTTGTGCAGCTGTTTTAGCCTCATTTACGGCAGTTATAGCATCAGCTGTATTCTTTTCCCTTGCAGCCTCTTGAGTCTCTCTAATCTCCTCATTTGCCTGTCTAGTGGCTTCATTTGACACTCTTTCCTGTTCTGCTGTATCACGAGCTGTTTCAGCTGCTATTCTAGCATCTTCGTTATCTACACGTTTAGTTTCAGCTGAAACTCTTCCCTCTTCAGAACTGATTCTCTTTGTTTCTTCCTCAATTCTTTTCTGTTCATTTGTATTGCGTTCAACTTCAGCAGATGCTCTTAATGTTTCTGCACTAGCTCTAGAACTTTCAGCAGATATACGATTAGCTTCATTAGTTTTACGAATATCCTCTTCAGACCTTCTGGAGTTCTCTGCAGCAATACGCTCATTCTCAGCAGTTACCCTTTTAGACTCTTCTGCTTTCCTGCTATCTTCATTAGAAATACGTGTATTTTCATTACTTACTCTGGTATTTTCAGCATTTACTCTACCTTGTTCCGCAGTAACACGTAATGCTTCTGCTTCTTTAACAGCTTTTTCAGTAGCTTCTACTTGAGCTTTAGCTTCTAATGCTTCTGCTGCTGCATCTAATGCAGGTTGTTTTAATGATTGAACCCACTCTTCTTCAGTACCTACAAAACCATGTTTTACTGCAACTTCATATGCTGACCAACCTTGAATACCTTGCATACCAGATAAGTCAACAATAAACTTCCAGCCTTCTTGAGTCTTTAAGTAAACTTTAGCATCATCAGGATCTTCTACATTATTAGTATTAATAAGTACATACTCACCTAACTTTACATCAGCAGTACCCCAATCAGCTTCCATTGCTTCTACTGAAGGATATTCCTTCTTGTAAGTGAAAGCATCACCAATAGCAGCTATACCAGTATTAACATATTGTTTAGTATCGTAGTCATAAATCCACCAATCATTATCTACGATCTTTGGTGGATTACTAGCAATTTCTTCAGCTTTATCAGTAGCAGCGATAGCATCATCAACTATACCCTCAATTTCTTCTACAGCTTGATTGGCTTTATCTGCAGCTTCATTTGCTTTATTAGCTGCATCTAGTGCAGCAACAGCTGCATCTTCAGATGCTTTACTTAAACTATCAATCCAATCTTGTTCACTACCTTCGAAACCTAACTTAACCGCAACATCATAAGCACTAAGACCACGAGCTTCTATACCTGTATCTACATATACTTTGTTGATAGGATCATAAGTAAACCAATGATCATTCTCACCTATATATGGAGTCTCTGCAGTAGCTTTTACTCCAGTATCTCTATTGTCTACCCACCAGTTGCCATTAGAACCAATAAATGGTGGTACATAGTCATCTTTACTTACATCAAAGAGTACAACCCATTTTTCTATATCACGATTGTAAACTTTAATTATTCTACCTTTTGAATCTGCTCCCAAGTCAACCCAGTACCCAACCTGATCTGGATTGGGTACGGTTATACTTGCGAACCATTCATAATATACATTATTCTTAATCATATTATAATGAGTATGGATTATCTTGTTTTATTTTTTCTACTGCTTCTCTCCATTCTTGATATGCTGCTGCGGCTTTCTCTTCCTCTCCAAATTCTCTGTACTTTACATAAGCCATATACAATCTATCTGTACTAGTATTATATAAATTCTCTCTACGCTTTCTTATTTCTTCATTAACTACAGCTGTATCTCTAGGAATCATATAAAAAGCGTTATATAAATCTAGATTAGGATTGGCTAAATTAAATTCTATTTGTTCACTAGATGGATGCATGTAACCTCCTTGAAGTAATCCTTCGTAAGAATCTACAAACTCACTTTCTTTTAATCCTTTATACCAATCCTCTGGGGCTTCTATCATTCCACTTGAACAAAGTAAATATATTTTTTCTTCCATATTATTGAGCGTAACCTAAAATTACTAAATCAATTGCATCATCCTTATCACCAACATCATGTCTATTGTTATCTGAGTCCACACAAATTATTTTAAATGAACTGGAAGATGTGGAAGTTACTCCAATAGTTCCTCTAAATCCAGCACTATCTGAATAAGGAGAACTAGTTCGTGCTTGTCCTTGCCACAATACTACATAATTTGTATGACCGATGTTGTGATACACTATATATTCTCCAGTTCCACTTCTATTTATAGAGCTAATTTGACATCCTCCTTGGGAATAGACTGTTCCTCTTAAATTACTACCATAATGACAAATAGTTTTAACACCTGGAATATTCCATCCACTTAATGAACCTACTGATACGTTTCCTGTAAAATTAGCAGTAGATGCTGTAATATTACCAGCAATATTGGCATTACTAGCATATAAATATCCAGATTGTGCTACTCTAAACGGAGCAGATCCTCTATTATCAAAATTATTTCCTGCCCAAAATCTTATTGAACCGCTACCAGTACCAACACCAGTAATACCAGCATTTGAAGATGCTGTACCATCTCCTACTGTTAATGTACCACCACCATAAATTTTTAATGCAGCCCTACTGCTCGGTACTCCGTTGCTTACAGCATTATTACCAAATGACATAATTGGCCAACCATTGTTTAAATCAGATTCATATCTACCATCTAAGAAGAATCTACCACTACTAGCTGCAATACAATTATTATAAAAATCCATACCAGCAATAGTAGCTTTTTCCGCAAACAATAGCCCAGTAGCGATAGATTCAAAAGATGCTCCAAATGAAGACCAATATGATGTGTTACTTCCTGGGGTTACATTCTTAAAAGATGATAAACCTCTTCTTCCATTAGCAACCATATAATAGACACTACCATATTTAACGACATCTCTTACATCAGGGTTAACTGTCCATGCATAATACTTACTAGAACTGTATTCTCCACGATAACTTAAAGATGGACCATTCCATCCATCTGAACCAGATGCTCCAGTATTTCCTTTATCCCCTTTATCTCCTTTATCACCCTTTTCACCATCTTTACCAGAATGTGGTAATGGATCAGTCCAGTATCCACCTATACTTTCATCATAAGCCATTTTTCCAGCATTTGGATCATAATTACCTGAACTAATCCAAGTAGTTTGAGATGAACTGTATTTTGGATCTGGATACCATATATATCCTCCAGAAGATGCACCACCAGAAGATGGTCTATATGTAAATGTAGGTCTACTAGGTTTATTACTAGCACTCGAAGTATTACAGAATATTTGTATAGGACTATTACCTACATTACCATTTACTCCGGCTTTAGATTTAGTAACAACGAAATCAACACTATCTACTACTTTACCTCCACTAGCAGGTGTTACAAAATCTACTCTCCACATAGCAGAATCCGAAGTAAGTGATGTACATTTAATTGTTTGTGTACTTTGGGTATAAGTTACACTACCAGTACCAGTTTGTAAAGAAGTAGTAAGTTTAAAATCAGTAATATCTTGAGAACCATACTTCAATCTAGCTGTGGTAGTAGCAGTAGAATAATCTGTTACTACTCCACCTGAATCTGCTGGTACACCAGTATTTTCATTTGTAAGGATACCTCTATATACATTTTCACCATCACGAACATTATTGATAGTCATGAAATCTGAAAATTCTGCGCCTGATCCTGAAACTACACATTTAAAACTAATTTCATCTTTTTTTGTACTGGTAAAATAGATACCATTATAACTAACCACTAATGTGCTATTTGTCTCATTAGATAATAGTTGCCAATCATACGTACCTGCTATTGCCCAATACCATTTATAAGTTGGATTAATTATGTTGAATGAATCTGCAGTAAGAGTAATTGTAGTGTTTTCAGGAACGGTTTTACCTGTTTTATAGTGAAAGAATTGCTCTCCAGACATATATACATATGCTGCATCCTCCCCATTAAAACCATTTTCACCATTAGCTACTTTATTAACGTACCATGTCTTAACTATAGATACTCCATCTTCTAATGTTACATTTAAATCTATACTAGCCTGTTTCTGACTTATTGAAGTAAGAGTTACTTTAGAACCAGTTATACTTACAGTAGCTCCACCAGAAGTAGTAGAATATGTTATACTTTTAATAGCAATTGGATTAATACCATGATATGCGTAAACATCTGTAGTAATAGTAGACAAATCTACTAATGGTGTAACCCCATCTGCATCAAATGGTACCGCAACCGTACCATTACTTAAATCAATATAATATGCATCAAGACCTTCTGCACCATTTGATAATTTAGCTAATTGAGTATCATCATAGTAAGTAGTACCATCAGAATTTGTAACAGTACAACGAATACTTAATGTACGGGAATCTGTCGGCATTGCTGTATATGGAAAGTCTATAGAACTTTGTGTAGACAATTTAGTTCCTTCTGCATTAAGCATTTTCCATTCGTATGTAGGATTTTCCATCCCATATACATTTGCAGTTAAATGAATAGTTCTTGGAGTAGGAGTTCCTGAGAAATCGGGAGTATCAAATAAAAATAACCGATCACCTATAATTTCTACCCATTTAGCTTTGTCATCTCCTGACTTACCATCTTCACCTTTTGAAACTTGCTTTTGCCATTGATCATCATTCTCATTTGGTTCATCTTTAGTACCATTAGGGTCCATACAGATCCATAAACTACCTTTGTGACTTACTTGGTCATAATAATAGTAAGTGTTGCCAGAAACCCAAATACCTCTGTATACAGGTACTCTAACGATTCCTGTGTCAGAAGTTTGATAAATTGTACCTACAAATTTAGTTTGATCACCACCAATTACAACTCTTTCACGAACTACACCATCCTCATCAGCTAGAGAAAAAGTATCAATATTCTTATAGTAAGAGATTCTAGGGGCATTATCACCTTTAGCACTGATAAAAATTGCGTTACGTCTCTCATCCATTTGTAAATTGTAGTCTGGATCAGATTCGTACATATGACCTAATTGTAATATTTCATCATCTGCTTCTGGTTTACCACTACCTGGCTCGCATACATCTTTAGACAACGTGATATAATTACTACCAGTAGCATTTACTTTACGCCAATATCTCTTAACATTTTTACCATCAAATTTTTGGCATATTGCTAAGTCGTTAACTATAAATTGATTATACTTAGTACCTTCTTGATCATCAAAGTAACATTTATAAGAATCTGCCAATTCTTCTACTTCGATACATTTCATATCTGCTACAGTAACTAGAATGTCACCACCTACAGCTTTAATCTCATTTACCGTAAGTTCATTTATTGTCATATTACCTCTAACAAACAGATTGTCTAATTCCATATTCCATTTAGACCCTAATGGATATAAACTAGCTCCAACACCGTCCCAACCAGAACGAAATGTGTTTCCTGCTTGTAAACCTTGTAACATTGTTATTTTACCATCCGCAGTATCCCCATGCTTATTTAAATAATCTTCTGCAGTCTTTAAAGAAGTATACAAGAAATTATCTGCAGGAGGAGTACTTTCTCCATACTTGATTACAGGTAAAGAACCAGAACTACTAGCCACTGCTTCTACTTGATTTTCAAGTTTAGATAATGCTTGATTTAATGTATCTGTAGTAGTTAATGGGGCCGCACTACTACCTTTATAATAACCAGATAAAGGAAATATTGTAGCAGTACTTTGAGTATGATAACCCGGAGCAGATCCACTACCACCCCCATTTGCAATAAGTTCAGATAATGCTGTAATAGTATTCTCAGCTACTGTGAGTCTATTGAGAGCATCCTGTAATTGTTGTAATGTAGATCTATTATCAATATCATCTATCCACTCTTGCATAGTACCACCAATCTCTGACATATCGGTGTCATGCTTAGTATCTAAAGTAATGATCTTATTATTCAATACATCATAGTAACTAGTGATAGTACTATTAAGATTAGTAGTTACACTAGTATCCCCTTCTACTATCTTATTACTAAGATCTTTATAGTTATCATTTACTTTAGTATCTAGTATCTCAACATCTTCTTCTACAGCATCTACTCTCTCATTAGTAGCAAATGTACCTGATAGTGATGTAGTAAAACTTCCACTAGTAATATTTTTATTACTACCATCTTGTACAAGGGTAATGAGGTCTTGCTCTTGCAGTTTAGTTGTTAGTTCAAATTGTGATATCTTCTTATTCATATTACTCTTGGATTATATGTTCCTTAACTTCGGTTAATATACAATCAGAATCAATATCTTTTTCTGGATAGAAATTCATTTGTTTTTTTAAGCAATGAAGATACCCTATAATTTTATCTACGTCGTCCTGAGTAATAGGAAACTCTTCGTCATTTAAATTATTAGCTGCCCATTTAGCTAATTTATCTAAATGCAACAATAGTACTAGATTTGTAATCGAAACTCTATCCAATTTTACATTGTACTTTGTAGACTGATTAACCAATTTACCAACTTTATTTACATAATTCGCAATATCCATCTTTACAATTTTTACAGTCATCAATAGTACAATTACACGTTCTCATATCAAGCAAATTCAGCATTTCATTATAATACTGTTCTGCATCATCTGTAAGATTCAAAGTAGTAGCATTATCATAAAGTGTTTTCTTAAACAGAAACATCATTATTTTATCCTTCATTTTGTTATCTAGGCAGTTGTGGCAATACGTAGTTAGCAGTTTTATTTCTGCATAATACAATGATTCATTCATTTCCATATCAATCGTATATAAAATAAAAGGGGAAAGGGATATTACTCCCAATCCCCTTTTTGGTTTGAATTATATTTTTTGATTAAGCAACTTCTACAAAAGCTCTTAAAGCTGTCATAAATGCAGAATCATTAAGTTTACCAGCATTTACATACAATTCACAAGCTAATGGAGTTGTTTTGATATATTGATTATCATCACTAAGATATTTGTTATCCCATTCGATAGACAATGTATCGTAAGTAGCACTTAAATCGGATTTTAACTCAGGAGCAATGTACGGGTAGATACCATTTGCACGATGTGTAATACCTCTGTAACCAAGAGCTGCATTTTCACGATCACGAACAATCTTCGGATTACCTTTACCAGGAGTACCTTGAGTTTTAGCAATTGTCAAATTAGCAATAGGATACATTACATTACTCAACAACCCAGAAGGAATAGTTTTCCACATAAATGCCTCTACAGAAACTTGGGAATAATTTGAATCCAACATAATACCTTCATTATACGGCATTTCTTTTGCATTCAAAGTAAGTACAGCATCTGAACTAGTTGCTACTACTCTAGCTTCTTTGTGTTTGTTGATCTTGTTTTTAAAAGCTGCAATCAAATCAGTTGCATTTGTACTCTTTGCAATAACTTCATAAGTATGAGTAAATTGTCCTGGAGCTTCATAGATGTCAGTGTATACTAAACGCAACACATAACGATGACCAACTTCTGGAGCAACACCAGTAGCAGTAATTACAATTTTGTCCTCAGCTGCAGCTGTATATTTACTAAATACCATGTTAGGTTTAGAACCCTTCATGATAGGCATTGAAAAACGAATAACTGATTTAGTTGATTTTGTTCCTTCTCCATTATAAACATCTTCTTTGCCTTCACAAACGCCAATGTACAATGAACTAGCAGCTTTAGCTCCAGCTGCATCTTTTACAATTGCTCTATTTTGATCAAATAATGCAATCTGACCTTCTGTCAATTTATCTACTGTCGTATAAGATGCAGGTGCATCAGTACCAATAAGTACCGTATTCACATGTTGTAACATAATTTTTATTTTTATTTTTGTTAAACTTTAAATTTAGACGTCTAGCTTAACATTTTGATTAGTTCTTCTACTTTCGTGTTTCAGATTTCCTCGTCAAACTAAACTATTTCGTATAATCATTCCATTGTACTAACTTCGTTCATATACGATTGATATCTTGGATTAGCCTTATTTTCCAAATACAACTCTACCGCTAACTTAACTATCTCATTATGAGTTGCAGCTGGCATATCTGTATACTCATCAAATGGAGCATCAGTAAGACTAATCCTTTTAGGGGTTCTCAAGTAAGTGAGAATATAATTTCTTATGTTGTAATTACCATCTGTGTACAAATGGATTTCATTTCCTTCATACAATCTTAATGGTCTAGCAGATCTACCATGTAATCTATATTCTGACAAAGTGTTTTGTCTTTGTCTATCTATATTTTCTACTGTGGCTTCTAACACATCTGTATTTTTAGTTCTTGGTTGACCACTTGGACCCACAGGCCAGCAATGATCATAACTAAATATTACAGCTGTTTCTCCTACAGTAAACATATAATCATCCGGCAGAGTAACTGTATACTCTTCTGGATATGTATTAAATTGATAAGATTTTCTAGTAACTAATGTACGAAGATCATCAATTCTTTTTTGATCTTGTTCAAATCCAGTTTGTTTGAAATTAATACCAGAATATCTAGTTTTAATAAATTTATCTAACCCAGCCATTAACCAATACTCAATATCTGAAGTAGTAGGTTTTGTTAGATTATTGTCTAATTGATCTATCTCTAATTCAAAAGCGGTTTGTAATTCAATATACTTCATTATTGTTGATTATTTGGTTGTTTTACTTGTAATCTATATTTACCTTCAGTAATAAACATATTAACTGCTAAATCTACAATTTCACTATGAATTGATTCTGGTAGTTCACATTTACTGGTCCCATTAGTAGTATTAAATCTTAATGGTTTCCTATAGTAAGTCAATGTAACATTACCTAATGTAGTATATGAATCCACTGCTACTTCTATATAATTATATTTAGTAGTAGGATCTGATACTAATGCAACAGCAGGTTGTCTAACAATAGGTGTATTGTATGCTGTTTTAATAAACTTACCAAGATCTCTATACTTAACCAATTGATTATCTACCCTAACAAAATCCTTGTATTGTTTATATGTACCTTTTACCTTACTAAAGGAATGTACATATAAGAAATATTCTTCAGTAGATACATATGGTAATCTGTATCTTGTAAAACCATTAAGAGTAGTACCTGTTGCGGTTAACTCTTTTTCTACTAATAAACTCTTAATAGAATCTGTATTTCTAGTATGTATATTGGTTTCAGTTTCCATTTGGTCGTCACCAACATAGTTCATCATTACATACCTATCTTGAGCTTCATTTAGTATCGAAAATATAAGATCAGAATTAGGCTTTTGGTCTATAGTAAGAGTAGGATCTATTAATTGTATCCTGCGCTCAAATTCCATTTGCATATTTTTTGCGTCCATCTATACCTCCTATTCTGATAATTGTGCTACGTACTGTGGATGTGTTTGAGTTCTTGGAGATTCAATATTCTCAATTGCCATGTCAGCAGCTAATTTAACTACTTCATATTGCATATACTCTGGAATTTCATCTAGAGTAGACGTAATATCTTGATTATTAATCTTTCTTGGGTATGCTAAATAAGTAATATCTATAGTGTAGGGACCTACCATAAGATCCCTATCTATAAATACTATTAACTTATTATCCTCTAGTATTGCTACAGGTTCTTCAATCCAAGGTTTATTATTATAAGTTTCTAAGAATCTAGTAGCTTGTTCGTGACTAATAAGTTTTACTGTAGCTATTTTATTACTACCAAAATGTAAAATTCCTTCTAAGAAGTACATACGCTTATCTTGAGTATCATCACCATAAGTAATACTAGATTTGAAATTATTCATAGTAAGTCTATTACTTATAGATTCACTTAGTAAAGACAATCCTTTATCAGTTTTTACTAAACCTTCTAAGTCTGCTACTCTTTTTACATTACCTTCAAATGGTATTCTAAGAGTATTGTTCCCAGTAGCTTTGGTAGCTATCTTACTTAGATATGCTGTATATAACCAATAATCAATTTCCTCAGGTAAAAAAGATGGACAACCAGATATACCGATATTAACGGCATTTTTATCTGCTTCAATCTTAAATGCTATATGTGCTTCTAATACTGTCATGTTTACTTTTACTTAGATTCGATTTCTTGAAGTATAGTCATTTTGATATCCTGATTCTTTTTATCATTTAATGAAGCAATAGCATCTTCTAAACTTCTACCAATGATATCAGTACCATAGTAATAGATGTTTTTAGACTTACGAATTACATTCTTTGAAATAGCTGCTTCAATAATGTATTGAGTATCTCTTACTTTGTTGTTTACCCAAATCAAGAAGAACTTGTCAGGATTATTTTCAATAAGATCAAATAAACTACTTTCAACTAGCTCATTACTGATATTATCAGTCTTGTGACCATATAAGCGTAAACATTTGCGCATTTCCTCAATTGACATCTTATTAAATTCAGAGAATGCCTCACGTTTAGCTTTATTTCTTTTGTTAGCTTCTTCAGCTTCAATTTCTTTATTTACAAGAACATAATCATGAGTAGGCTTAAGATTATTGATTCCATTTGCTACTCTTTTGTGTCCTTTTAAAAATAAATATGCAAGTTCATCTTCAGGCCTTTCTGTATGTAAAACTTTATCTCTTGCGCCTAAACCGATTGCATATGTTTTCCAGAATCCACTTTGTGGAGATAAATGTCCTTCTTCATATCCCATTTCTTTCTCCAAACGTCTAGCATCTTCTGGAGTTAAACCAGTATATCTATTACCAGATCTTGTCCAGTAAGTACTGATATAATCTTTACAATTCTTATACTTAGCTATTCCAGCCCATGGGTTTGTACGGGCGAATTTTAATATTATATCCATAGTATTTTATTCTTTATAAAATTTCAGATATCCTACATTAGGTATTATTCGAATGCCGTATCGTTTTAACTGCTTACCTACTGTAGATCTATCTACATTTGTAAGTTTTGATGCATCTTCCAATGTATCAAATATTTTTATTAATTCATTATCTTGATTGTATAAAGCAACTTTTCTGGTATTGTTACCTGCACGTTTACTCATTGCGACATTTTCCTGAGTATGTAATACGTTTAGATCTTCTGCTGTTAAATTAGCAACATCTTCAATTTTACGCCACGTGCAATTCTTGATATTTTTATTATTTAGATATACTCCAGCACAATGCTCTTTTATGGTTCTTAACGATACGCCAGTTTGTCTGCTTGCTTCAGCTATACTGTAGAATAATGCAATTCTTTTACCTTGTAAATCTAATTGTTCTACTATTGTATTGGCAAACATGTTATCACGACTACGTTGTTTTTCTCCTGCTTTTAAAAAGTTTTCTGATACTTTTCTCTCATACACTTTGTTACAATACATATCAGAAGTATCTATTTTAGTAGGAACAGTTTCAAATTCATCTTTATAAAACCATACATATGGATTTACTTTAGATTGTGTTTTTAATGTCTTATTAAGAGCTCTTAACATTGAAGCTCTACTAATCTTAGTAAATTCACAAGCGTGAGTTACACTGGGATATTCTTGAATAAAGTCACCTTCTTTGCTATATTGCAATACCGCTCTGTAGTACGATGACATATCTTTACCTTTGTGTATTGCTGATATTTTGACCTTCGCCTCTTCTGTGTGGAACATTATATCACCACCACAGTCACCATTATATCCATACTTAGGATTTGTAGATCTGTATTGAATGATCCAATACTTTTCTCTTTCTTTTGCTTCATCAATGGTGTTTACGTATTCTAATGTTTTCACTTCAAAAACATCTGTACCAAATTCTCTTATTGCTTTATGAAAAGAATAATTGGAGCCACTTTCCGATTTCCAAACGTGTTGTTTGAAACGCTTTGCACTACCTTGGCTAGTAGCTCCAATGTATACTTTATTGTTTTGTGTATTGCTTACTAAGTAAATTTCAAAATAATTGGTTCTTTTCATAAATATTCTTTTTTGTTACATTTATTTATGTACGTCAAGAATATCAGAAATGTTCCAATTTAAGTGTGTCCATTTCTTAGTCCTCGACCTCCATCAGCAATTCACCGCACGCGCGTGGGTCACGTAACATTATCCCCATCTCGCCTAAAAAATGCACAGAGTACCCGTCCTTTGCATTAGATCTTACTGTGGATTTATTCTTGGAGTAACCAGTTCCTGGAGCTACAGAACCTGAAGTATTCCAGATAACCATTTCACGATCCTTACGAACAACTTTAACGATGTTAGCTTGACCATCACGTCTACCAAGATCCAAGAACGTCATTCTATAAGATTCCAGTGGTTTACCAGATACCGGATGTAACAAACGATTATAAGTAGTATCATCATACAACGGGAAATGTTTCAATGTCAACTCGATACCATTTGTCATCTTGTATGTTACAAACTGACCACCTAAAACCAAAGCCTGACCAGAACCACTGATAAACTTCGTATCAATCAAGTTCATCGTAGCTGCTTTTTGTTTCAATACACGGTCAAATTCTCTCATACCCATTTCACCAGTCAAAGCAACAAACTTACGTTCGTTAGTACCTAAGATATTGTAAGACAAGTCAAACAAGAAGTCTTCCAACAATTCCGGAGTCAATTCAGTATAGTAACGTCTGTTAGACGGAGCGATCTGTTGCAACAAACCTGCAGGAATGTAAACCGGACGACCATTCGTACCTAGCAATGAAGTAGAACCGTCTTTATTTACATTAGACTTAGAGTAAACCATCATTCTCTCACATCTCTTAGACCACTCACGCATTGCCTTCCATTCCTGATAGTCAGACCACAAGTAAGAAGTCTTACCAGTTTTAGGATCTTTCAAAGCAATCCAAAGTACTGTAGAATAAGCTGTACCTGTAATATCATAATCCAAGCGAGTCGTAAACAAGAAGTTTCTCATCTTGAAATGAGTATTATAATTCAGGATATCACCCTCTTCACTGTACTCTTCGTAAGCAGAAGCTAAACGAGATACTTGACGACCGGCTAACAAATATTCACCAGGAATATAAGAGTTAGATTGACCATCTGCAATGAAACAAGTATAAACCCATTCATTACCATCTTGATAAGGAGCACCAGAAACACGTACTTGATACTCTCTATTATCAAATTCCAAAATTGCACCAGGACCAAACCATTTGTCCTCTAACCACAACATGATAGGTGTGTTACCCAAACCTGCCATAACTGTGCTAGCATTTGCAGCAGTGATTTCTGCTCCCTGCCATTTTGCAGAGCGAATTGTCACAGCTCTATCGCTATCGATCATTACAGACCATTCGTAGTCTCTTTGGTCAATTGTCATTACATTACCAAGACCACCAGTAATTGCATCCAAAGAAGTGCTATAACCATCATCTTTAGAACCGAATACATAAGAAATAACACGAGTTACTTCATACGGTCTAGTAAGCATTGCATTTGAAATCATATTCTCATCAACAAGATCTGAGAACCATTTACCTCTACCGATCTGTAAATTATTTAAAATTCCGTTATCCATATAAATGTTAGTAATTTATTTTTAATTAAAGTAGTTGTACTGCACGACTAAAAATAGAGTTAGATGAACTTGTATTAATTCTCTTAGTACCTTTACTAACGCCTGTTGATCTGAGACTATTTTTCAGATTTTTAATAGCAGAGCTAGTACCCTGTTTTTTGGCAGCATCTAACAAAGTGTCACCTCGCATTGTAAAATAAGCTGACTCTATTAAATTCTTTACGCTCTTGGAATAGTCTTTTTGGTACTGGGTCTTTCCACTAGCGTCGGCTTTAAATATATAAGCCAATAATTCTTTCTTGTCCTTAGCTGGTATCTTAATACCACGTATATTGTCCAAGGACTTTATTTCACCGACAACGTCATCAAAAAACTTTTGTTGGCGCTGTACCATTTCCTCCTTTTTGATTCTTTGTTGCTCTAATAGCTCTTCTTTCTCTTTCGCAACAATCTCCTGAAGTTCCTCAACAGCATCTCTAGCCTCATCTTCTAATACTCCAGCATCTTCAAATCTTTCGATTTTCTTAGCAATTTGTTTGTCACTGTAACCTTTTCTAGCTAGTAACTCTCTCAATACTATCTTTTGCTCATTTTCATTTTCAATATCAACATTGTCAACATCAATGTCCGGAGTAATAGAGAAATAATCTTCTAACTTACCCCCATTACGAACAAATTCATCTAATTTTGCAACATCTTCGCTTGCATATTCTGGAGTAGATTGTTCTTCGATTACTTCTTTAAAATACTTAACCAATTCTTCTACGGTCTTTGGTTTTTCTTCTTCCTCTTCTTCATCAAAATCCCATTCTAATTCTTCAGCAATTGCATCAAATAAAGCAGATACTTGTTTAGATTCAACTTCATCTTCTTCAGTCTCTTCTTCAATTTCTTCTTCGGTTTCCTCTTCTTCAGTCTCTTCTTTATCCTTTTTCTTAGAGGCTTTCTTAGATTTCTTAGGTTCTTCTACTTCTTCCTCTTCAACTTCATCGATTTCCTCTTCCTCTACTTCTTCCTCTTCTTCTATTTCTTCTGTCTTTTTATTTTTAGATCCAGGAGTAGCAGGTCTAGCTTTAGCAGACTCTTGTTTTAGTCTCTCTAATTCTTCATCATCAATATCATCATCTTGATGAATGTTGTTGCCAACTTGTTCAGTAAACATATCAGTTATAGCTGTAAATCCAAATAGTGTATCGTTACTATTGTTTTCCATAATTAATTATAATTAGATTGTAATTGTTATTTTTTCTTTCTTCCTTTATGATTCCACTTAGCAGCATTTTGAGCAAATATTGCACGTTTTCTAGTCAATGGGTTTTTACTATGCGTTAACTCTTCTGTACTTTTACCTGTTCTTTTCTTAAGTGCGTTAAACTTCCCACGATTCTTTTTCTTGATGTGTATACCTCCGTCTTTATAAGAAGGAATTGGGTATACTGGGTATAAATTTTCCATATTGATTATTCTTTATTTAGTTCATGACCTACAAATCCAGCACCACCTAATGGCATTAAAATTTCCATAGGAATTAATTTATTTAGTCTATCAATATATTCGTTTTTATTTCTATACAAATCATATTGATTCTTAACCATTTTATTTGATGTTGGATTTCTCATATATTCCAAAATCATCTTTTCGTCTACAGGAGTACTCCAGTTTGTAATTTTACCAGAGTCTTTTAATGATCTCTTTAGAGTTAACATATGACTTTTAGCTTCTGTAGGATTCAACAAGTATGTCCTACTACCAGCAGCATCAAATAATCCCATTTTTCTTAACTCTGCAGAACTATATACATTGTTAGGATTTGCTAAATAATTCGGATAAGTGTTTGTAATATATTCTTTACCACTATCAAAATCCTGAATCTTCCTAGACCCAGCTAAGCCGTCCGCTACATGTCCTAACTCATGATTGGCAGTTCCTGGCATATAAATATTATTATCTAATATTATATTATAATCATTTATATCTGTAGGTAATACATTATCTTTAATATTTTTTATATTTATTTGCCCATAACCATCTTTGTCCGTATCACCCCATTTGACATAACTTCCTCTTTTAGTCATGTCTTTATATGCAATATTAGTTTGAGTAGGAGCAAAACTGTGAACACTAACCCCATCAACTTCAGTACCCTCAATAATTCTTCCTACTTTGGATTTTAGTTTTTTAATGCCTTTTCCAACTCCCCAAGGTATTAGATTTAATGCAGCATCAATAGCAGCTCCAGCATAATCTCCCTTACCTAAATCTTCAATAAAATTAACTGCATCTTTAATGTATCCAGCTGGAGTAATGTAAGCTTCTGGTTGAACTGTATTAACTGCACCTGATATTTTCCTTTGTCTTTCAAAGTACTCAGGAGTACCAGTTCTATATTCAGGTGGTAAATCTGCTTTGTTTATGGTCTTACCTTTACCATCTTGATATGCAGGAATGGAATCAAATTGTTGCTTGATATCAAGATACGTAGCATCAGGGTTATTCACCCTGACACTATCGTATATTTGTTTTCTCTCTTTAAGAGATAAATCTTTCCATTTCATACTAGTAATATTTACTTACCTGTCTTACCTGGTTTACCTTTTCCGCCCTTTTTAGAGCCTCCTTTACATGCCATAATTAGTCCTCCTATTTTTTAGATTTAGATTCACCAACTACCTTATTTTTTAAAGCAGTCTTTGCTTTTAATTGTTCTCTCTTATAAGCTGCATCATCTTTCATCTTCTGCAATCTTTTAGCTTCTTGTAATTTTCTATTTTCAAGAGCTATTTTCTCTTTCTCGATGGTGGCCTTTAATTTATCAGCTTTTTCTTGTGCAGCAATTTTACGCTTTTCAAGTTCTTTCTTATTTTCTTCAGCTCTAGCCTTGTTTGCTAAATTCATTTGTTTGCTCATAGCATCAGATACAGCTTTTTGTCTAGCTATTTCTTGATTACCAATTTCAATTACATCAGGTACACCATTCATATCTTGATCCATATTTTCAGATCCTCTATATGCATTTAATTGAGCTACAGTAATCTTAGTAGCATTATCTTGATCAATCTTATATTTAGTAAGATCAAGTTCAGCTTCTTTAAGCATAAGCTCTTCTTCCTTAACTTGATTCTGCATTTCAACAAGCTGTTGCTGTTGTTGATTTTCTTGTTCTTGCATTGCTTGTTGTTGCTCCAATCTGTTGTTTTCTATGTCTTGTAATTTGGATTTGATTACACTTAAATTGTCGCTAGTAAATATTTCAGCAGCATCTAATAATGATGCACCATTTTGCATAGCTGGCTGTACAAGACTCTTAAGTTGTTCAATGGCTTGACTTTCTTTAGTACTATCGGTTACAAAAATATCAAAGTCTTCATATGACCAATTGTCATCCATTTGCAAGAATGTTCTAGTACCCTCATCAAATATATAATTTAAATACTTTTTATCATCCTTCCATGCAAACTTAGCACTGTCTAATAGCATAGACAACACATGTGTCTTAACCTGATTATGCAACCAAAACCACGGTTCAGTGATATGAGCAGATTGAACTACAGATCTTTCTACATTACCCACTAACTCATTACTAGAAATAGAACCTTGCCTTTGTTTTGTTACTCCGGACAATTCAGATACCATTTCTTCAATCTTTGCAAGTAATTGAATGTACGTATTAATAGTATTAGACATACTTGCATCAATAGAAGTCCACTGATTGTATGGTGATGGTTTACCACCCTCTCTACCAGGAATGTCCCAACCTTCTTCGTATGGATTGACAAATGCTACGCCAAGTGCCCCTAAGTAATGCATCCACTTATCTACATCTATACCCATACTCTTAGGTATTTGGGTAACATCTATTACAGGTATCTTACCTTTATCCCTAGCTATTGCCATTTCAAGACGATACCAGAGTATGATATACATGTATTGTAATGGTTTCATGATAGCAACTAATGATTTAGCTTTAGTATTTGTATTACTATAAGCTGCACCAGTGTATGGTAATTTAGCACTATTTAAATTGTCTCCTCTACGGAATTGGTACTCTAATGGTTGCATACCAAAGTAAAGATCATCCCCTGCTCTATATCCTTCCCATACTTCAATAATCCATTTCCATTCAACGTTGATCTCTTCACCAGTAGGTTTATAATATTCATCTACTTGTATTTCATCTGGCATACCTGTCTCAGGATCTATTATTGTAACAAACCCTATCTTTTTAAGTGATTTCCAGCATACATGATAAACTACAATGTTATCTGGATCTCCATAAGGATTGTGGTCTGGTAATTTATTGTATGATTTTAAGTTATAATGAACAAAATCATCTACTGGACTTTTGTCTGGACCAAATCCCGATGTAGGTTTTTGATCTACTATTTCTAACAATTCATTCAATTGCTTTTCATCTAGTTTATCATAAAACTGATCGTATATTTGACTCCAGGACATTAATGATCTATAACAACACCAAGATGCATCGTGAATGAATTCAATACCTTCTTCTGCAGGATACTTAAAATCTTTAGGATTGATTCTTTTAATAACTGGTTCACCATTTCTAATTCCTATGTAATATTCTTCAAGTCCTGCAACAAGTGCATCTTTAAAGCCTTTCATAAATTCATGAGAAATGTTTTCTTTCTTAAGTAAGAATAATAAGCTTTGATATGCTGTTGTTTCTGCTGCATCTTTGTAATCCTTTGTTAAATACTTTTGTATTTGTTCTGGTGTTTGAATTTCACCTGTTTGTAATCCTTCTTGGAATCTAGCTTGATCTTCTGGACTTAACTTAGCAAGCATGGCAGCTTGCATATAATTTAATAACATCTGTTTAGCTTTATCCTGTACTTCACTACTAGCAATATCACTAGTACGACACACTCTAAAGTTAAATGGACGTTTTGTTTCTTCACCTAATAGTAAGTCTACTTTTGGTCGTATTATATTATAATCCTGTGCCATTGCTGGAAAACCATCATCCTGATTAAAAGGATTAGTAACATACTTTAGATCTTTTTCATTATAAATGCTATTATATAAATCATAATAGCTTTGCATTTCTTCTTCGTCTGGTATACTATCAGATGAAGCTATACCGGATATTCCAATGATATAATCTACGCAATCTTTACGCCATTCTTCAGTTTTCTTGCTGAGCGGTAATCTTTGGATAGGAAACGAGTTGACTGTTCTTTCCATATTAATTAGTAAACATAAATGTGGTTGTATTATTATTTAAAGGCATGAATGTAAATGAATCATCTGTATTCTTAAACAATGGTTTATCAAACAATCTCATTTTCTTTTCAACATCCTCTTTCTTTTTTACTTGTATATTATACAATTGTTCTCTATAGACCATTACCTGCATAAATGCCATAACTCTATCGAAATTTCCTTTGTCATTGTATTGAATAAGTTCCTCTAGAAATGGTTCAGACAATACAGTATTTAAACCTAATTGTTTTTGATCCCTAAGTTCTTCTAGCCATTCTTTAATCTTACCTTCTCCCCAAAGTTTGATTTCTCTATTCATATGACATCCTTTTCGTCTATTTACTGTAGAATTATTAACAATATCTTTAATGATGTCTGGTTGATCAGCAAGTAAATGGCTACAATGTTTGTTATTGAAGTAAGTAAATAAACCAGTATTTTGGTTTTCTACCATTGCTTTTGCATTATAGTAAATAAGCAACTTACGAACATTTTCATAAAACTCTTCAGCAGTTTTTGGTCTACCTGTGTACTCTGCTACAATGATATCTGAGTATGATTCAAAATCTTGAAAACGTTTATATATAAAACAAGAACCTAATGAATTAGTACCTGATTGATCATGATCATATGGGTCAATACCAGCTATGTACAAACCAAATGGTGCATCTTTAACTGGATGCTCCCATATAACTATTTTACCAGTAGGATCAGAGTTCTTTGGTAATGGAAATTCGGTTATATCTCCTGTCTTTTGTACATTCCAAATTATCTCTCCATTAACCAAAGTAAGTGTACCTACTTGTTTGTGATTCTGTAACTTGGTATTGGTTCTTATCCTTGCTAATTGTTTTTGTAATTCTTTTTTTGGGAATATATTACCAGATAATTCAGTAAATGCTTCTGCTGGTGATTCAGAGTGTTCTGCTACATATCTATCTATTTGTTGAGAACTAGTAGCTTCTTTTAATTCTTCTTCACGTAGATTTAAAATAAACTGTCTTGCTTTGTCATGAAGAGTATTACCATCCTCATCCATATACAATCGTTTACCATTCTCATCACGTATATCCAAATTAGTATGTTGAGGTATAAAGAACCCACATTCTTTACTCTGGATGCCATCATCCCATATATTTTCAAAACCTATACAGTTATATGATTTAGGATTATAAAATGCTTCACGTAATGTCATTACTGCAGGACCTTCATCACCACCAGTACCAAACATAATCATCAGACCAAAGGCAACACCATCTTGTTCTACAGATGGTCTAGCAATTTGCCATGCAGCTTTAAGTTCTGGGAAAGTACCTGCCTCTTCCCAGAGTATTAACATACCTGCTTTACCACGTACAGCATCTGGGTTATCTTTCAATGATACACCTATTATCTCTGATTTGTAACCAACTTCAATTTTATTACCAAAGTTATCAGTTACAATCATAGAAGCTCTACGACGCATGCTAGTGTTTACAGCTTGTCGTTTTTTACCCCATGCAGTGTTTTCATCTATAAAGTCCATGTAATCCCAAGCCTTAGTAAGAATACCATCATCTGTAAGATATTGTTTGTTTGATGCGTATACATAAGACTTAGAGCCAGGTATTAAAAAGAAATTACGGCAAAGCATAGAACCACCTTTATAACTATTGTGTGTAGGGATAAAATCTTTAGTAATATACAGGTGGTTTTCATTATCTATACACAAACATCTTTGTTTTTCAAATTCCCCTGTTTTACGTATAGCTTTAATACCAATACCTTTGTAATTATAAGTTCTATTCTTACGTATCTTTTCTAACTTTCTTGGTAATTTAAATATATCTTCTTCTGTAGTTATTGTGAGCTCCCAATGTGGGCGAGTATCAGAATAATTGCCGTTATTAAAATCTACATTATTTCTACCTGGTATTTCTTTAGATTTTTTACATCTTATACCAAGACTCCTTAATACAAATACTGTATCATCTATCAATTGCTCAGAAGTAGATACAAAACTACATGCTCCATTAGTTACAGAACCATCTGTATCCATAAGGCCTCTAATCAATTCAAAGCGATTTTCAATACTTGTAAATTTATAATTTTCAGGTATAAACTTATTGTATGATTTTACTTTTACTTTTAAATCTTTTAATTGTCGATTAAGGTCATTTATACCTTGTACTTTAGATTTGATTACGTAATTGTACTGTTCTTTATGTTCAATAATGTAATCTGGTAATCTTCTTTGTAATTCTTCTACTATAAATTCGTCTGCTGTACTGAATCTTACTTGATCCCCACATATGTAACCATCTCCGAGTAATATACCCAATACATATGGATCTACTGTAACGGGTCTCTCATCAAAATTCAATGGATTTAATTCTGGTATCTTATATGGATAATGTTCTTTGCCAGGACTACCTTGTTTCAATTTGCGTTTCATGTAATCCACAGTACGCATTATGTAGAATTTCTTTCCGTTACGACATGTTGCCCATAAATGGTTTGCGCCACATCTCACTTTTCTTCCATCTTGAAATTCCACTTCATAAATTTCTGTAGTACCTTGCTCTACTATATCACCAATTCTAACTGGGCTTCCATTGGGGTTCATAACCAAATCGCCAACTTTCAAACTTCCCATTGGAACATAGCCTGTTGGGGTAAGTACCGGTTCAGAGTATGGTTGTTCATAACCCTTACGTCTAGCTTTTGCTACACACAAGTGTTTACCTTGATCTTGTGCACTTTCAATAGCTTGAAAATAGTAGTAATCATAATCATAAAAGTCTGGAAATGCTAATTCTCTTACTTTGATTAACTCTTCTTGCCCTTGTTTATTCTTTTTATTTTTATATACAATTCTTTGAATTGGGCAATAGTTTAAATAAAAATAGTTATACCCAGTGATGTAGTCCCCATCATCTGCAGTATAACCATTAATGCATCTATCGGCCTCTGTTTCCCAAAAATTGAAATACTCTGATGTACCTTTTGGGAAGGAACAATAAGACCCCGACTCTATATAAGTTAGCGCCGGGGTTCTGAATTTATTAGAATTTTTGATTTTCTTTGTGAAATCAATCATAAATTACTTTCTTCGTTTAAACAGGTTCTTAATTTTCTGCCATAAACTAGTTTTAGTAGTGTGATTATTTTCTGTTTTTTCATCCATGTGTGATATAGCATAAGCAGCAGCTTCAGCTAAATCTCTTTCTTGCTCTGCTTTCATGTTGTTATATACCTCAGTAAAGTCAAAAATAATCATTGTCGGTTTAGTATTCTTTTTACTAGTTTTAGTCTTAGCCATAATTGCAATTTCTTTAAGCCCTTAACGGGCAGGTTTTTATAATGTCTTTTATTGTGTCGTAGTTTCTACAACTTCTTTTTTGGTAATTCAAATGGGTTCATTTCTCCACCGCCTCTAACTTTGCTATTCTTAATCTCTTCTGCTCTTACTTGAGATTTAAGTTTCACAATAGATTCTATTACTCCGGCCATGTTCTTAGCACCATCTGTAAGTTTCTTAATAGAATCTAAATCCATTTCGTCATCTTTAGATAAGTGATAGTATTTAGCAGCACCTTCAAGTTTCAATAGTAATCCATCTAACATATACTCAAGTAAGGAGTATGTTCTACTTTTCCAACTATCTTCTGCTTGTATTACTATTTCTGGTAATTCATAGTTTTCATCTCCAAATAGTTCTTTCTTTAATGTAGGTTCTATTAGATCTCTCTCCATAGTTTCTACGTAAGGAGAATCGTATTTGTTTTTAAGTACTATGTACCATAAATATTTCGTTGCTAAATCTTTATCTTTGAATGAATCCCAAAGTTTTTTGAATGGTGGGATAGCCAACATATCTGGATGTATGACTACTTGTCCACCAACTATATCTGCTAAATTCATTTTTAGGCTTCCTTAACACAAGCTTCGCAACAATCGCAACCCTTCATATTACGATTTTGATCGTATTCTTTATTCAATTTATAATTATTATAATAATCTTCATTTCTCATAATAACAAAATCTCTAACTTTTCTTCTATCTTCAACTGGTACTTCTTTTTCTCTATAACCAGCATAGAGAACCATGATTACATCACCAGCTTTTACATCATACTCTTTTTCATTAGCTACAAAGGTACCATCTTCCTCAATTACCCAAGCCCAATCAATATTTAAGTAGTGATTACTAATAGTATCAAAATTCTTAATATCGTTATCCTTCATTGTTAACAATGAGCTGCTACCTGTATAAATATACGTATTCATATTAATCTAAATTTATTTTAATGTATCTGTTTTTATAATGTCTATTCAATGCATCTACTGCTTCTTGTTTAGTATAAAATGCATTAACATACTCTGGATTTTTACTGTACTGATTGATTATCTCCTTCAGTTGCTCCGCTTTCTCGTCCCTGTTCTGCATTCTCATTTTTCTTCTTTTTTATCAGTTGAACCAAATCCACCACCACGATCTTCGCCTGCTAATTCCTCTACAATTACAGGCTCCATCTTTGGATAAGGCATTACTACTAACTGAGCAATCTTTTCACCTGGTTGATAGATTGTAGGAAGAGCATCTGTAGTAATCTTGAATTTAACAAGAATCTCACCTTTATAACCCTTTATTAAGGTGTTGTTATATTATAAGGCTCTTTATCCTTATATTTCTACAGTTTCAATTTGTTATATCTGTAGTTCGGACTATATCATCACCGCTAAGCGGGCAGGGCACTCGTGTCAGCATTACTGTCCTCAGTAAGGACTCGGCTATTAGTCTCTGAACCTTCAAGAATGTTACCATTCAAGCTTGGCTGCTGATTGACCTCTTCAGGCTTTTCCAGCAATTCACCCCGTTTTAAGACTGCAGTTAATTTACCAGTTTTAGGATCTCTAATTTGAATACCTTCTAACATATGAATTGTTTTATGTTCTGATCTAGTTACTGGCATTAAATTTTCTATTCTATTATCATTGTGATCGCCGTTTATGTGATGCACATTGATTTTTCTTTTTAAATAGTACTTTCCATCAATAATTTCAAAGTATTTATTATTAAATAAATAATAATATTCTTCTATGATCAATCTGTGTTTGAGAACTCTATTGTTTCTATCCTTATTTGGATGTTCTGGACAATAAACTTTTATATCAACTAATTTATGATTGTTCCTCGTTAATTCTTTTCCTTTAAAAGAAGCGTTTAAGTCCCCTTTTAATCCAAATTGGTGATTACCTTTTCCTAGATACAAAGTTTCTTTAAGTTTATTTGCACATTTTGTACTACAAAGAGAATGTTTATTTTTGTTAATCCAAGACTGTTTTCTATGAAATTTCTTACCACATATTTCACATGTGCAATTTAGTTCTCCTTTTAAACTATCATGTTGACATTTGCTACTACAATACTTAGCTGTATTTGTTCTAGAAGGTTTTACTTTGAACGTTTTACCACAAATTTTACAAATTAATTCCATTTTATAAATTCTTTTTGTAGAAAACGTAAGAAAATACTATGGGTTCTATTGATATGTATTAAAATACAATCAAAATTTTACAGTCTATAACACCTACAGCATTACACATTGACATAGACTTCTGAGAAACTGATGATCTCATAAAGATCAAACCCACATGACCTTCAGGAATCTCTACTGACAAACCTGTATGATATACTAATACTAACTTACCGCTCTTATCAAATTCCTGAGTAAAGGAAATTGCTGTTAAATCTAAACCAGCATCATTAGGGTTAGCATAACTAGGTAATACTGCGTCTTCTTGTAATTTCTTAAATTTTAATTCCATATTATTTTCTTACTATATTGTGTCCTAATATTATTTCTGTTGCTTGTGCTGCTAAATTTGCAGCATAATCTTCAAGGAATTGACTACGATTTGTGTCTTGTAAGATCTGCCTCAGATACAGTAGTATCACTTGTTGATTCAGTAGTATCTTGTCCAGTTTTTCTTCTGTGTTCATTCCTTTTTTGAATTCTTGCATTCCTAGTACCATAATTAGCATTGTATTTAGCAGTACACCATTCTAGATTCAATAATTTGTTATTAGTTTTATCTTCATCTATATGGTTTACCTGTTCTCCAATACATTCTGAAAATGTTGATAATACTAATCTATGTACTTTTACTTTGTAATTCCTTTTATTCTTTTGTAATGATACAGTTAGATATCCGTTGTGATCTAGCCGTTGAACTAGAATTTTTCCAATCGTTTTATGTAGACGTCCGTTAGAATGTTCTATTATTCTATCTTTTGATCGTACTTTACCAAAATTAGATACTTCATAATCTGGAAAATTGTATGCGGTTCTCCATATTTCTACGGTCATATCTTTCATAGAGTGCTTAGAAAGATATAGAAGAGCAATGCTATTCCAACATACTTGCGCAAGATGGTGGCAACCTGTTTCTGGATCTATTTCATTTCCTTTTTCGAATTCCCACAGATGACGCAACAAAGCCGCTTTGTATCTTTGATAACCGTTCTCTAAATTCTGCCATGTATTTTCTCCATACTTCTTAGCTCCTTCTGTATATACTCTGGCAATATCTTCAAGACAATCAAGAGGCATTAATTCCCATCTTGTTTTGTCATCTTTCTTGTCATTCTTTTTTCCTTCCTTTTGCATTCTATAAAATCTTCAAGTTGTTCCACACACCAAGTAACTAAATAAGCATATTGTTCATTTCCTTCATTATATCCTTCTGCATTCATTGATAAATAATCATATACAGCATCTGCATAATGGATTGATTCATGAGCTAAAGTAGAACAATGGAAATCATCTAGTACTATTAATATACCAACAGCTCTAGAATATTTCTCTCTGACCAAGAACGTAGCTCCCATTACACTACTTAGTTTGGGACGATCTCTTTCTGGTTCATCATTTCTAAGTTCTTTGGTAGTAAGAAAGAAATCAAAAAAATCACAAGCATCTTCCCAATCATCCAGAGTAGTAACATAAAGATTTACAGGATATAGATTTTGATATAAAAAAGCTTTAGTTGTTTTGTTTTTCATTCTCTCTGGTTTTTTCATACTTTCTTTTTGGTTTGATTTTGAATAAATACCCAAACATTATTGTTTTAGTATCTTCATCATTTGAAATAACTCTATTTGCAAATTTAAACGGGTGATTACAAATTACTTCTACTACTTGATGTGGAATATTATATTTATTTGCTAATTGTATATAGATATTAGAAGTTTTTTCCTTTTGAATCATATACTATTCTATAGTATTTATTTTTAAGCAAACCATCGATTGTAAATGATTCTACGTCTATTGTAGAAGGTCTAATTATATTTATCACACTAAACACATCCTTTGTGTCGTTGTTCATCATAACGTGTTCTACTACTTCTAACTTAAGAGTTTTTTCTTCCTTTTTACTATATGGTTTGATAGGTTCTAAAATTATATATCTATCTTTTTCTTTTACTTTGATGTTCGTGGTTTCTACAAACATAGAAGAATTTCCAAAGTAAAGAGTATACTTATTAAATGGTAATTCTTTTCTCATTAATTTATTCCACCAACATTTTAGTAAACCATATTTCTTATAGATAAGAATGGAACCTGTTTTTATATCTAAACATTTCATTTTATTCTCAGTATTATCGTTAGTTGCAAACGATCTCCAATAACAACTGGTATCAGAGCCTTATTTACGCTAAGTTCGTCTTCAGCAGGTCCAGCTATTAAAATACCCTTCTCTTTGAAAGACTTAATGTATCTACTTAGGTTATCCTTAGTAATACCTAAATTCTCAATGATATATTTTCTATTATATCTGTTTGCTACATTCTTATTTGTATTAGGTTCCTTAACGTATTCCATATCCATTTTAATAAGTGTAGCCATTAATTCAAGTTCCCTATCAGTTAACCTAAGTATTCCATTAAGCGCTTGTAAAAACTCTGGTATCAATTCTTCATTTGATACGGTTTTTACTAGTTTATTCATTTATGATTGCCTCGAGTTTATTTAACAATTTCATCATATTGAAATATACAGTATCATGCTCTACTTTCACACAAGTTTGAATTTTACCTTCCTGATACTTTTTCTCAATATTGTTCTTACGTTGATTGTAAGTATTCTTCAATTGAGCAATAATAGTACGAATCTGTTTGATTTTCTTCTCATCATTAGATTCAACAGTAACATTTTCAATCGGCTCAACTAAACCACTTTTAGCATATTCCTCAATCATATCACATGATACAGCTACGTTTACTTGGGAATAATAATTTTGTGAGTCAGAAGATTTCTCATCAGAGAACGTATACATATCATTATCCAAAGTAAGGATATCACCTGATTTTAATACACCAAAAGGTTTAATAACTTTATATTCTGTAATCATAATTATTTAATGATATTTATTATTTGTTTCATTTTATCTTCTCCAATTTTTCTTGAAGAAATCGTAGTTTCTATACCTAATCCTGAACAAGGATCTTTCCAAGCTTTACATACTTTGCAGTATTCTTTGCTTTTCCGTTTAGCATTAAATGGGCATTTTTCCCTGACTGTTGTAATAGTAACTCGGTAATCTGACATAGTATTTATTTTTTAATAGTTCCAAGTGCTAATTTAATCCACTTGTTTACGTCAAAATCAGGATCTTTTTCAGATATGATTCTGCAATTGTTTGAAGAATCACATACTTCGTATTGTTTGGGTTGGGTTACTAAACCCATGAGACTAATTGCTTCATTCTTAGATAATGTTAATTCTGTAGCATTTTTCATAGAAGGATTATTAACGTCTTCTGGAACAAATACCTTAACTGTACCATCATCTTGTATTTGAATGAACTTTGAGTACTCACCCAACATGTTATTTATCATTTCTTAATCATATTCACATAACGCAAATATTCAAAAAAAGTTGCAAATTTTATACAATAAAAAAGGGGTTAACTTTATGCTAACCCCTAGTACATCCAACTACAACCACGATTAATTAAGACTACGCTTAGTCTTTAAAATATTTTTCTCCTTTTACAAAGGCTACTACATTATAAGGATTTACTAATTGACTATCTTTAAACAAATCAAAATCAATCGATGCTTTCCTAGGATATGCTACCACATCACCTACTTCAGGATGATTGTTCTCATCTTGCCACTGATATCCAGATGGCAGACGTAATACAATACCTTTTCTGAACGTAGTTAATACCTTTTCTTTAACTGTTTCGGTATCATTGATATCATAACCATTTTCGTCCTTTTTACCAGTCTCTACTGGCTTAATAATTTCTTTCTCTACGTATTCATCCTCTAAGGGCTTAACTATCATATCCTTAGTAGGGATATACACTAAACCGTCTATAACGGTCTTTAATATGTCCTGTTGATTTTCCATACTGGCTAAACGTACTTAATTAATTTTTGTTCTATTACTCTGAAATTTTTCTTAGAATGTGACCACCAGCACTACAACAAATACCTTGTGCAACATTATTTAGACACCCACTAAAGTTTTCAAATTGTCTAAAATAACACCCTCTGCATCCATCATATGCTCTGATTATTTTAAAATCATCACCATTTATGTTAACAACTCCTTGTCTAATCATTTCTAAGTATCTTGGCTCATTCATCATGATATAGTTTGATAATATTATATTATATACTGCAGTTATCTAGAGTAAGAGTAATGGTTTATATTACTACTAATTGCATTTTAAACTACTACTATATCCTACTCTGGATGTAGGAACGTATTATAATCTAATTTTGTTCCATTTTCTTTAATAATAAATTTTTATTTTAGAGTAAAGCTATCATGAGTACCATTTTTATTCTTACAGAATAACTCACAATTTACCAAGTACTCATCCATAAAATCATTTTCTGAATCTATTTCAATATCTACTTCTATGAGATCACCGTTTTCGTATATTTTTTGATAAGTTCTATAGTTCCAATTACCATTCCAATGGTCTTTTATCTTAATAAAACCATGTTCTTCTAGCCATTCACAACGTGTCATTTTAACATTATTTATGATTATTTAACATATCTACGAGAGTTTCGTAGACAATTCATTAACCTGTTGCCTTAATTCATTTACAAATCTAGTAGCTCCTTTAGGTCCTGTATACCCTAAACCTGGTATTTTATACACGTGATCACCAATATTATGTATACCATACACATTATTATCCTTACTTAGGATAGTTTCTACCTCTTTAACTGTTAATTCTTTTAACATAATTTAACTATTTTTAACGTATCTTATAACCTAAAAGTGTTAATAATTCATAAAATTTGTTAATATCCCTAAAGTAAAGTGAATATGAAATCATCATATGAGCCATACCTTCCTCCATAGGATTCATTAACCTAAGATCTGATACTTTCAAAGCTTTAGTACCATCAGCGCAATCCCATTCACTTACTCTAGCTCTTAATAGCTCAAAGTCACTAAATTCATAATAGAGTTGATTATCTTTAATTTCAAATCCTTTATCTTTTAATTCTTGTTCAAATATCATATTGCTGTTATTTAAATTCTAATTAGAGAACGAAAATGAATAATAAGTGTTGTAAAAATTTTTTATAAAAAATATTTTTGTGGGTATAATTGAAAGCGAGGACCAAAATAAAATATTATAAAAATTTTGATAGTGTGCAATTGAGAGTGAGGACCAGTACAATATCAAGTCCCCTCTCCTAACAAGTAGGGGAAATCCCCCGTCAAAGAGTTAATGTGTCAATGAAACCTTATGGTGTATAGGTAACCGTAAAATGATATGGATTTGTCTATCAAGGATAAAGACGTAAAGAACTACGAACTAACTAAAGTAGAGGTTAAAACCTCTAAAGACGGCAAAGCACGCTATGCAGTGTGTGAGTTCAGACAATCAGGTCTAAGAAAGGTGCTACAAGAGCAAACTAGACCTGTTGTGATGCAGTTAATGGCTGCATATGGTAGTACTAAGGAACACGAAGATGAGTACTTCAAGGCAATAGAGGAAACTATTGGTGAAGTTTTTCCCATCTGTCGTGTTGAAGTAGCTGGTTTTCCTGACTTTGTTCGTAAAGACAATGACGGTAAAATCATCACTGAGACTAAGGAAAGAGATGGTAAGCAAGTAAAAGTAGCTTCCATCTATAACTCTGTCTTCATCTATACACTGTGTACTGACGAAGGCGAATGTATCAAGTCTGATGCAAGTCTCATCAAGCGTGGTGAGAACTTGTTCACCAACTCCAAACGTATTATTACTATGGAGGACTACAAGATACAGAAAGAGAAGACTAAGGCAGCTAAAGAAGCAGCTAAGGCAGCTGAGGAGAAGAAGTCTAATCCGTTGTTGGAGGGTGAAATAGTGGATGACGATGAGTTGTAATGAGTAAGTTGGGAGGGAAATGGTAAACGCCATTACTCTCCCCTCATTTTATCTCTTTTTCACAATAAACCCATTAGTAATTTATATAATATATAGCGTAAATTTATAAAATTATATATTATGATAGCAGTAGTGAAGTGCTATAAGCACAACATAAAACCATTAGTAGTAGAGGTGTTTGAAGGTCATGATGAACAAACACAAAAAGATGCTAATGAGTTAGCATCTATCCTAAGTAGGAATAATAAGTATGAGTATAAAGTACTCATTGATCTTTCTTGTGTTGCTGTTGTACAAAATAAATCAAACACATAAAATCAGATGGAAATGAGTAACGGAACAAAAGCAACAATAGGATTTTACATAATGTCATGTTTATACCTATTATCAATAGGATTAGATCCAAAAGCGAAATTCTCAGCAATATTAGATATGATATTCGAATGGTCATTAGCTTATTGGATATTTATTGGAATATGTTACTTAATAATAAACTCATTTAATAAATAATATCATGAGCAAAAGAAAATATCACAAATCAAATTGTGATGCCACAGTTAGGGCAATAGTAGAAGATGCACTAGGACGTAAAGTTATCCTAGTTGGAAAGCACGCTTTCGAGTGGTCTATTATTCTCGAAGAAGAAGGAAAATTAGTAATAACTACCTTTCCTAATAGAGAAAAAGCAATAGATACATTTAACAATAAATATAAAAGAAAATGAAAGCACTCAATTACATTCTATTTGGTATACTATTGTTAGTATTATTATTTTATGTAGTAGTGACAATAAGTCAGCCACGTTATGCAGTAATTAATATATTACTGTACATAATACCAACTTTAATTGGTATCTATTTTGGTGTTAAGGTTATTAAACATGAATAACAAACCACCCAGTGTATGAAGTGATACACAACTCTCTTTTTAATTTAATATAATGCAGCCAAAGTTAGTGACAAGCCTAATTGAAAAATGCAGAGTCTATTAAAATTTCAATATATGAGAAAAGTAATATCATTCATTTGGTTAGTATTAAGAATACTTATCTATATGATAATATTATTAATACTGTTGGACGATCCCATCCTATATCCAATATGTGTGATATTATTTACATATATTGAATTTAAGGATAAAGTAAATGTTTAGTGTTTTTTCATGGTATTATAGATGAAGTTAGAAAAGAATTAAAGCAGTAACATTCTTTTTGGTTAAAATGTAAACTGTTGTATGCCTATTGTGAAATACGCATACAATTTCCCTAGAGTAAAGACAACCTCATCGAGACTAACTACACTACTTTATGCGCATTCTGATTAATACACAAGTTAGCGGTTCTAGGGTCTAGTAGGTTTAAATTGCCGGGCTGAACGAATGCCAACGGCTACCGAAGCTAATGTCTTTAAATCTGAATCATTAATACTTAATAATATGATAAGAATAATAATTCAGAAAAAAAAGAGTCGTAGTATATTTCTATATAAGAGAATTGTGACTCTTAAAAAAGAGCTTAATTTAAGTTGGCTTGATGCAATTAAGTTAGCTTATAAATTAAGTAGAGGATACGGTGTAGTAATCAATACTACTATCGCATCCAAGCAACAGTGCATGTATTCATACATGGACAATCTTCATAATCAATTACATCGTTTATTCGATACTAATTGGAAACAAGATGTAGAAACTGTTGCTATGCAAATACCCAAAAAAGACTTTGACCTATTTAAATTAGGTGGAGGATATAGGGTATATATTGCAACAAAACCCGGTTATATAGATCACTTCTTACAGATCTATCCATAATCAGGTAAGGGAGATTTATTTCTCCCTTTTAAAAAAGAACAAACTTGTTGAATTATAGAACTCTATTCATGTATCTGTTGTGAAACACATACTGATTAAATTAAAATCCTAAGTAGGTACATGTAACAGCTTGGCGGCGCTAGTGGCTTATGATCTACTTAGGATTATTTATGAAAATCATTAACATTTAAATATAATCAATATGGCAACAAAAATTAAATTCAACTTTAAAAAAGCGAAATTTAAAATAGCTTGGTTAAAAGCATTAAAGGTAATTTTTGGTCTTGAATTACAAACAGCTAAAATTGCTGTAGATTCTGGAGAATTTTACTACACACTCAGAGATAATGAAACTTATGAAGCTATTTGTACTAAAGTAGCAGAAGTATGTGGAACTATAGGTGAATTCTTTTTTTTCTCAGAAGAAGAAATAAAAAATGTGATGTCTGTTGTAGAACCACAAATAGAATCACAAAGTACAAAAAATATAAATACTACAAATAATTCTCGTAATATACAAGAAATTACTCCAAATGTAGTAAAAGTGGGTTCAGTATATATTCTTACTGAAGAAGAATACAATCATCTTTGTAAATGTCGTGGTTTATTAATGGATATGTTAGGTACATATAAACAAATTTCTACAAGCTTATGAATCTTTTAAATAAATCTTCATTAAAATGTCTTTTATATGTGTTACTACTATTGGCAGTAATAGTTGGGGGTATTTACACCATAGCTACTATAGGAGAACTAATAACAGTCTCATTAGGTATGGGTGTTATACTAGGTTTGTTATTTATTTTAATTAATAAAGAATCTCAGAAAATAGAAGAGTATTTATACGAAGAAGAACAGAAACAACAAGACTAAAAGAGGCAATATTGCACAGTTTTATTAATAAATCAATTATTTCTATGAACAAGTTTCGAGACGTAGCCATTGGGCTACTTTGCATCGTACTATTAGGAGGAATCCTGTGGTATGGGTACGATAAGTACCATGGTACAGAAGCTCAAAAAGCTTCAGAATCAACTAAAAATGAGGTTATTATTCCTACTTTGGAAGAAAGACTTAACGATTGGAATGTTGAAAAGCATGACATGGAATTATACGATTTGTGTATGGAACTTCCAGAACAAATCGTACGTACCATTCTTAATAGAATAGGTACAACTGCAACGTATGAAGAGATTGCTGAAGAGTATCTCCGTAATACAAACTATTATATTAGTATGCAGTTAAAGGAAGTTATGCCGGGAATAACAGGTCCAGATGCTAAGAATGCTAAAGTGGAAATAAAGACTGAAGTAAATAGGCCGGAAAAAGAAAGTGAGAAAGCTGTCAAAGTACCAATTACGGTAATAGATAGTATTAAATGATCATGATTGCAAATAACTTTTTTGAATTTCTGACTTATAATTCATTTATATGCATTGCCTGTGAAGGTAGTGCATATTTTTATTATTAGATCATCAGAAGATGACAAGCATGTGGGGCGTAAGTAGTATTTTTATGCGGGAGAAGAAGAATGGCAATTGTTCTAATTAGTACTGATAATTGCAAATACTATGATCGTGCGGACGTTAAAATCATGCCGTTAATAAGAATTGTACTGGCAATACAATTCTGCTACAACGTAAAATATGTTAGATAGCCAATTATATAAGAAGTTTTATGTAAGAGTTTTTTAATATTTATTTTGCAAGCATAAAACTTTACGATGACACTTGTTATTAGTTGCTCATAGTACAATATGAGTTGTTGTTAATCAACAATCGTTCAATCAAAACTATCTCTGTAGTTGTACATACAGAGACGTCATCAAAAGTTATAACTTAAATTTATCAAAAATGAAACAGTTACATCTTATTGGAACTACAGGAAATAATTTATGTCTTGTACAGATTCCAACTTCTTGGTCCCAACAAGAAGCAAAAGAAATGCTTGAAAGAGCACTTCTTGTTTTCATGCAGGAAAAAGATAATCCAGAATTTCTTTCTTCATTAAATGAAGAAGAACTGAAGCGTCAATTTCCTAGATTCGATTCTAAGTTAATCGAGCAAGTTTCTGTTTTACTTCAGAATGTAGGTACACCAATATCTACAGGAGGAGGTCTTGCATGGCAAGTAGAAGTACAGAATTACTTATTACGTAATCCTACTTTTACTAGAGACTTAGTTCTCTTATTTAACAATCCTCTCAAAAAAGAGGAAAAAGAGTATCTTTGTATTAACTACGTTGAGGCATTACCTGAAATTGTTAAAGTTTTTAAGAGCTATGTCTAAAACGTGGAAAGAAAGTAAAGCAGTAAAACAAGGACGTTCTGAAAAAGGACGTCCTAAGCCTAAAATGGAACCCTATAAAAAGGGTACTAAGAATAAAAAGAAAATTTATTGATTACTCGCCAGTTATCATATAATTTAACTTTTTATTAATATGGTGGTTATCCCCGAATCGTGAATAAGCCCAGAGTCCTACAGCAAAATCAAAGCTATGTGAAGATGCATAGTACGCTAATAAAGTAAAGGGGGCAGCATATGATAAGAAAATAAAGATTATGCCACGATTCATTATTTAAAAGTATGGAAACAAAAAATGTTATAGAACTTTCTGCATTTAGTAAATCTTTATCAAAGAAAATTACGTACTTAAACCATGAAGAACGTATACTAATTGATATAGAACAAATTGCTGCAATAACTCCATCTTCAGAAAGAGAGGATTTACCCAAAAAAATAGGTTTATCTTCTTGTAATAATAATGAAGTAAAAGAAGAATTGTATACTTGTGTATTACTTAAATGCGGTTTTAGTATAAGAGTAATTGAATCAGTAGGAGAAGTATATAGTAAAATAATACAAAGAACATATAGTTCTACTATCTAGTAATAAAAATCAATTTTATTTAAAATGCGAAACAGAAGAAAAATGGAAACTGTACGTATTCGCAAGGCGAATGCTACAACCGAAAAAGAAAAAGTAATGTATTTTGCACGGGATAGAGACGTAAGCACTCGCATACTTGCGATACTATCTGTAGGGCAAACAAAATCCGGAGTAAAGAAAGAAGTGATAGGAGCTGATGGAAAAACAACAGCAATCTTCATGCCTGAAATTACTCGCTACAAAGTAATTTGTGGCTCCAATGGAAAAGTTGGAACAAGATATAACGTAATAAAAAATACCCAAAAGAAGAAAAGGTGTAGAGTTATCAAAAAGACTGTTATTGATAACAGTACTGTAGGCCGGCGATTAACAGATGAAGAGTTTGTTAATATGTATCCTTCTCAATGTAACATCTTTAAAGAGATATTTAAACGAGAATTTCAAGTATCTCAAAAGATACAAAAAAACTAAAAGATAAAAAATAATGACGCTTGAAGACTTTATTCATAAAGGTACTAATACCAGCGGTATTAGTAATGTTTCTACTAGAGGACAACCTACTACTTCTACATTTTGTAAAAAAGATATAAAAGGATCAATAAAGAGTGCAATTAGTGAGAATCCTAGTTTTAAGCAATTTCTTGAAGAGAATAATGCTTATGGTAGATATGTAAAAAATGTCACCAATCAAATATTGCGAAGTAGAGATATCTCTGGTAAACTAATTAAATGTGTACATAGAATAGCTCATAGTAATTATAGTAATAAAGAGATTATTAACGACACTATTAGCTGGAGTAGTACATCAGAAGGTAACAACTATTGGTCCAGATTATATTTTGGTATTAAAAGTAAACAATAATAATTTCAATTTAAAAATCAATTTTATTAACTTATCAAAAATTTAAAAATTATGGCAGATTTTAATTTAGATGCAAAGATGCAAGAGCAAGAGAACAATCAGGGTAAAGTAAACACTTCTGCAGTAGACAAAGCAAAAGAGAATATCGCTGCAAAGAAGTTAGAACAAGAGACCCGTGAAGTTGAACGTCGTTTATCAAACGCAGAGTCTACAGAAGATCGAGCATTAAAAGAACTTCGTATGGCTCGTAAGAAAGAAGAAGCTCAAAAAGCATTTTTGACAGCTGTATCTACAGCTAAAACAAAATTTGAGTCCGACGGAGATTATCGTGCATATGATAAAGCCGTTGAGGAAGCCGAAGAGAAGCGTGATAAAGCCGTCAGTGACGCTAAGCGTGCTATCTACGGTGAGGATTATTGGAGATTTTAATCCAGTAATTTAACTCCGAAATCAGAGTTGGGAGTGTCCGAGAGGCCTCCCAATCTCTTTCCATATATTTAGTTCTAGAAAGAGATTAATACCACGATTAATTATTCGAATTAGAGTAGAATAAATTATCTTGAATTAACAAGATACTCAAGAGCCTTGAGCCAGAGTGGAAAATTCTGAGCCACTGATCACGTGCCTGAGATCATTACTATCACTTGAAAAAGTACGAGCATGTACTGCTGAATCGCTAGAACCTTGAGTCAAGACCTAGTGATAGGCTTACGTAAGTAAGTTAAGTATAGTAATGATATCAAATCACACATAGAATTAGAGCTATATGCCGAAGTTGATGCTTATAATCTTTTGATGATAAGATAAAACTTCAAATTCTGTAGATCTATCAAAGGCATTTTCTATAGTAGTAGAGAGTCACGTACTTAAGATCATTCTTTTTTTAAGAGATAAATATGTATTATAGGGAAGACATAAGTCGCATTGCGCACTCTTAGAGAAATACACTCTCGTATAAAAAAGAATTCTTACTATTACTATAGATTTATAAGGTAAAGAGAGAGTGATCTCTCTTTATCTACTATCTTTCATAAAAATGTTTGTTTCAAAATTTATATCATAAGAACTGTGATATATCTTATTAGGTTTATTGGAAACTATTAGGACGAGGCTATCGTATGCCTCCATCTCCACTATACTTTTCTGCTATTATTTCACATAGCTTAAGAGTATCTTCGTGAGACATTGTATTTTTCATATAATTTATTGCAGTAGATATGAATTGAACATTACCAATTTCATATCCTTTAGAAGAATCTATTCTATCTAAAGACGCAGTATAAATAGGATTATTATGATTTTTAGTATATGTCGCTAACTGTAATTGTAATCCAGTATATGGACAAATACCTTTTTGTTCTTCCCATAATTCTTTTAAATATTCTAAAGTTAAATTAAAGAATTTAAATCTATTTCTTACATTTCTTAAGTAATATCTAAAAGGTGTAAATTCATCTTTACGATTATCTGCAATTAAATATTGAGGATTACCTTTTCTTTTATTTATCTTATTAGAATATTTAATTGCGCAAGATCTAGAACAAAAAATTATGTCTTTTTTAGTCGTATATTACGATTATATTCTGTAATTGGTTTATCGTATAGTTTTCCACAGTTATCACACGTTAACTGAATTAATTTTCTATTTCGTTTATATTTTAACATAATATTAAGTTTTTTATTATTTAACGAAATAAATGTGTGGAAATGTTCTGTTTCGATATTAAATATACGGGGATGAACGGGTTTGACTAGTAGTGAAAGGTAAAATAGGTTCACTTTAAATTTAAATGGCAATACATTTGTCACTGATTACACTGCTCTAGGAGCAGCGTAAATCAACGTGCTAACTACGAAAGTGAGGGATATCTAGTAGCTTAACTGGATAAAAGCCCTGAATTTTATCAGGAGATTGTGGGTTCAAATCCCACCTAGATAACAAAAAATATTAATTATGAGTTATATAGCAGTAGACACATTTGGGGATGAATACATATATTCCTTTAAACCTAAAAGAGTAATATATACTAGTGCATTAGGTGAAAAATGGGGATATTGGCATTCTGAAAAAGGTCATCAAATTGAGGTTTCCTAAGGGTACTGCAAAAGCATTTATATAATGCAAACTTGATGATTGATTGTAAAATTCCTTTATATAAAAGGAATATGAACTGGGGAGATAATCCGATTCAATTATAATTTTAAAAAGCTTATGGATGAGAAAATAGCTAAAAAAAGATTAGTATCATTCAATAAAGAATGTATACTAGCAGGACCACGACAAAGTGTCGTTAGTTTCCTTAAAATGTTAATGAACTTAGGAGCTGATGTAACAAAAGCAACATCTGCAAAGAGTTTAATAACTAGTAAATCGAACATTGTATTACTACTTAAGAATGAAGGAAAAAGTAAGAAATTTCCTCAAATCACTGTATTAAGTAGATCTTGGTGGGATTATTACCACAATCCCAAAAAGCATAGAAGTTCTTATAAAACATACAATATTCCAAAACAATGGAATAAAGTATATAATGAGATACTAAAACTTGAAAACATTCCATTCTTAATTCCTGAGTAATATGAGACTAACATTTTGGATATACTTTGATAATCCCGGTGAAAAGGAGAAATTAAAGAAGATAATGGATGAACCATGTGATGATTTTGAAAAGAATCGTCTAATCCAAGAAGAGTTTGGAGTTGATTTGCTTACAGCAAGTCGAGTTATTGACACATATTATAAATCAATTAAGAAATGAAAGCAGGAGTATATATTGTTAAAGATTTATTCAGTGAACAGAAATACATTTTGTCTTTAAATGGTAAGGAACCATTTATAAGAATCACAAATAGTATTTCACTAAGTTCATTTGCTAATGGTCTTATCGAAAGAGATCATAAAATAGTTGAACAGATTTTAGAAGATCCTACTAAATTTGAATTTACTCTTCTATCTAAAGAAATTGAATCAAGTAAAATAGAAGAAAGAAACACAGAATCTAGTAGTATTCAATATACTGATGAACAATATAAAGAATTCATAAGTATAAAGAATATTCAACCAGATGGTAATTTAAATAAAATTGCTGTTACTGCAGATATTCAAGGTAAATTACATATATCTTGGGAAGAAGCAGAAAAATTATTTGATATAATAAATATTCGTTATTTAGAAGACGATAAATGGAAGAAAATAGAGATAAAATCTTCGATCAACGAGGCGAACTCTGTAATACAATAAAAGATCTTTTTAAAAATACTAGCAAATGTGAAAACTTTTTACCAGTATTTAGAGAAGATGAAGGTTATTGTATGGATTGGGGAATAATTGGATCAGAATATGAAAAATATTTTGGTTGGATTAAAACTCCAGATGGGAAATTTTGTTCAGTATGTCCAGATAATATGGATTGGCGTACTTGGATTGAGATAAAAGCAAAAATTAAGAAATGGATTGCTTGGATATCTCAACGTCTTTTTCATCCTAATAAGATGATAGGGAGCAAACATACTACAGACTTTGTAAGACTAAGAATTGCTGTAGCAATGTTAGACAAAATAGAATTACCTAGGATATACACTGATGAAATATTTGATAACTTAATTCAATGTTATTGGATACGTAAATATGTATATGATACATATTATTATAGATATATATTAGGTATTCCATTTTAGTTTAGAAATAAGGAAGTGTAATAAGATTTGCCTACTTTCAGACGAGATAGCTGTGTCGTCGCAGAGGGCGTTCTAAACAAAGGATTCTAGGGGTTCGACTCCCCTAGTTTCCACTAACTAATGCTTGTTATATGAAAGAAGAAGAAAAAATCTTAATTGAACAAGCAAAACACGGTGATAATAAGGCTTTTAATCAATTATATGATCGGTATCATAGATTGATAAGATATATCATCTTTGATATAGTTAAAGATGATGAACTTACTCAAGATCTATTGAGTAACACATTTATAAAAGCCTTTAGTAAACTCAGTTCTTATGTAAATCCTATTAGCTTCGAAGCGTGGCTTAAGACAATAGCAGTTAATACTACTATTGATCATATAAGAGCCACAAAGGATTTATGTAAGAACTTCAGCATAGATAATGAGACAAATACTATTCAATTAGAAGAGACAGCTCCAGATCCCGAGTCAGATATGATTAAAACGGAGAATATTGAACTTCTAAGAATAGCATTATCTCGCCTAAGATCTAAGTATCGAAATTTACTCGAGTTAAGATACTATCAAGGTCTTAGTTACGATCAACTGAGTGTTAAGCTTGGAATTCCTATCGGTACCGTGAAGTCCGATTTGAATAAGGCAAAACGTAGGTTGAGAGAAATTTTTCATAAACTTTCAAAAAATTAACAGAACATGACAACAATGACTTTCATTTCTATGATTGTTGCTTTAATTCTAGTGATTGTAGCAATCGCTAGAGTACAAGGTAGCCCAAAGCTAGGTATCAATTTAATATTGACACTAGCATTTGCGATTGTTGTTGGATTTGGTATCCAAAGTAAGACTCGTAATATCGAGCCTAAAAAGGACCAAATAGAAAAGGTCTCTGTAGTAAACCACATGCCCATACAGGCTTTGCAAATCGTTGGAGTGACACCAATGATTACTGCAACAATTGAGTCTGTAAGTAAGGCTTATATGTGGTTTATTAGAGACCAAGGAGACCAACAACAAGGAGAAAATCTTCTAGTTCATACTAGAACTAGAGCGTCACCAAATCACGAGGATTCAAGTTAGCTTACTAACTATTTTCGGGATCATTACTATTTCTATCATTAGTTATTTTAATAATTTAAAACTGTAAAGGACAGTAAACAAATCAATTGAATCATGTCTAATAAGAAAAATAAAACAACTCAGCAAGCTCCTGTAAAGGATACTGAAGTAAAGGATAACAAGAGTGCAAAACAAACTCAAGTAAATAATCCACAAAAACCAAAGGAAGTAAAAAAGCCTGAGGTAGAAAAAGAGGAGAGAAAACAAACTCCACCACCTGTAGATCCTACTATAGAAACAGTTGCAACCGAAGAGGTTAAGCCGGAGCCAAAGGAAGAAATTCCTTCAAAAATCGACTTAAACAACATTAAGTTACAACCGCATCAGAGAATGTCTGGCGATGGTTATGCTCGACTACTAGAAGTAGCTCAGCGTCATATAGCCGGAATGAAATCTGGTGAACCAGCAACGATTAAGATGGAGCAAGCCTTCACATATAATCTTGCTTGGGGTATGACTAAGGCTTCTATTCAGGCTCGTGAAGAAAAGCTTGAATTAGGTCTTGCAGTTCCAAATGATGATGTCATTGTTCAAGATGTTATTAATACATTTAATAATATTGGTGTTACAATGTTACCGCATCATGTATCTGAGGATGGTAAACAAATGACCTTAGCATTTAAGGACATTACTCCAGAAACAGAGAAAGAAGCTAAAGAGGAAATTAAACAAGAGAAAAAAGCTCCTGTAGTTCCTGAGCTAGATGCTACTAAGTGGAAGGATGAGAATGATGCAAAGAATGGATTATCCTATATCTTATCACAGCAGAACTCCCCTTTTCCAAATCGTTTCAGCGAGGCATTGATGAAAGTACGATTATATCGACAGAATCAAGAACCAGACGAAGCAAAAAAGGAAACTTGGAACAAGATTGGATTAGGTGCATTATTCGAAGATGCTGTTACCCTGTTAGGTAATAAATCTACAGCATTAGTACGTGGTCTATGTCAGGGAACTGTTAGTTCTCTTATAGCAGATCATAATCCAATTTTCGCTCATTCGACTGTAAAATATAATCTTCCAGTTCTGAGTGAGGATGAAGTAGTTGATTTAATTAAAGCGTTTATTCGTGTTCGTAATGCGGATTCTAAACAGCCAATTGACGAAACTACAGCAGTTAAGAATGGAATCCTTGAGCCTACTCGAGATTTCTTCTTACAAGTACCGCAACTAAGTAAATTAGTTGTTAATACTGACGATCCTAAATCATATGAAGTAGGACTCGCTAAGAAGATCATGAACAAATTCTATGAAGCCTATAAGACCGAAGTTCCTATGGCAGATCCGAAGTTCATGCTCAATGCAACAAATAAAATGATCGAAATTCGTAACATGTACGTAGACAAGGATGCAGCCTTCGATCTATATACAGAAAGCGAATATCCTAAGGAAACTCCGAAATCTGAGGAAACTGCAGATCCTAAGAAAGACGAGAAACCGATGGAAGAGAAGAAGTAAAATAACTATAAATCATTATCAAAATGAGTAGACATGGCAATTTACTTACATACGTGTCATTTGCTATTGTAGGTATATTATTATCCTATAATACGAACTTCTTTCAAGTAGAAGAGGTTCGGGCAGATCAAGTAAAACCACTTGACTTGCCCGCATTAAAGTTCGATCCTAAGAATAATTTATCCTTAGAGATTGATCTTAATAAAGGTGTTTCCAATATAAAAAGCGATATGCCGATCGCTAACATTGATGTCACCATTAATCACCCCACGAAAATCGTGGAAAAGGTAGTAAAGAAACCAGTTAAAGAAAGGAAAGAATATGAAACAAAAACTGAATATCTGGAGAAAGTAGTGATGTTTACTCTACCTACTCCTCGCTTTCACGTACCAGATGTTCAGATTCCTAAAAGCGTAGAAAGATGAAAGCAAATAATAATACATTAGATAAATTAGCATTTGTAGGCTTAATTATCTTCTTTATAATGTGTTTACTTTTTGCATGGTGTATAATATAACAGTTAAAGATAAAAGCTGCCGGGTCAAACGACTCCTTACCCGTAGTAAGAAGAAGGAGAGTGGTATTGTAGCTGTACACTTAAAAAGCAATAAGACAGCGTATATTATATTTGGACAAGTCTGATCAACAAATCGTATAATATAGACAAGGAAAACAGGATATGAGAATATGATAGCGCTAACACGCAATTCAAAAGGTAATATGATAACTTATTAATGAGTATATCCTTTTACTCTAGAAAAGTTAATAAGAAAATGGAATAGTGTAGATATCAATCCATTCTATAGGTATTGAGAACCGTCTGGTGAATATACTAAGAGAAGACACTTCGATATGCTTACCGATAAAGTAGGGAAACGTAGAAGATAAACGATATATGGAGTCTGCTTCAGCAGCTATTAATAATTGTAGGTGACAATGCAATTATTAAGTCTTAGAGTAAAGACAATAGTAAACTTCATTAGAAGTCCGTGGAGGAAACCAATCCTGAAATCAAGAAGGGACTTTAAACAGCAACTGCAACTATTACAAAGGGTGATAGAATTACTCAACAAAGAACTGACTAAGTTCCGGGTAGTGTCCAAAGCTACCTTACTGAATCCACTTTAATTAATTTGGATAGGTTAAATAAATTTGCCATCTTAGTGTTCACTATATTAGTGCTGAAACACCTATATGAAAGAATATAGGGAAAGTATAGTTATGAAGGAGATTAGATATTTAATAGAGGGTGCTATAAGGTGCTACGAATCCAAAGAAAGTAGAATCAATTACTACAGCTTTTATTCTTAGAAGTAAAGGTCAACAGTTGGTGTTATTACTAAGGATTCATATGGCTGAGTGGCTATGATCCATACTGAGAAATAGAAATGAATTCGAGACTTATTTCTATGAACATGTTATGACAGATTATCCGGATTAGGTGCCAAACCTATACTTTATAGAACTATTAATATCAAACGTGATTGTGTTTACTGCATGAGTTATATCACGATTAATAAATGGAAACGCAGAGGTTTGGTGAAGCGTACCAAAACGTTAATCCAAGTTTTAGAACAATTCTTGGCAAGATTGTAATATAGTAACACTATATGTATCTAAAACAGGTTTGACTTACCTAATATAAAGTTTTTGACGTCGGCTAACAGAGTCCGTCGGTTGATATCCGAGAAACCTGCAAAGTTTAGTATGCTTTCTTTAAAATATATAACGAAAGTAGGGCTTTTGTAAAGTCAATGGGCTAAGTTCAAGTCTATTAACATAGAGCTACTGAATCCAAAGATTCACCACTGGCCCGAGAGTCATATTTCCTCTTAAATAAAGAATATTAGAGAATATTAACATGTTTAACACCGTAGGGGCCAAAATCCCGAGTTAAAGTAAATTTGAGGAAGTCCTCGCTAGGAAAAGTCTATCATTTGTAGGATAAGATAAACCATTTTCTGACTGCGTCCTCAACAAGCCAACCGTTATTGCTTCGTGCATGAATACCAGAGTATGATGATAAATCATATGATCGGTATAAAGCGTTTCATTGAAACTTATAAATCTTTAAGAGTGACCGAAAGCGAACTAATACTTATAGACCTATTTGTAAGTAAGAGTAAATGGAAAGTAGGTGAAAGTCCTCAATATTCGAGCTTGTAAAACAGAAAAATCCTCGAAAAGGTCATATGGGCAGTATACTGCATATGAAAGAATAGAGTGGCAACCACTTTAGGGTGAAAAGACTAGAAGTGTTGGGTTTGGTAACGTTCCTAAAACGACCGTATATGTGGAATATTCGATAAAGTAATCCTATGTGGTTTATTATATCTTATCAGTGTGTTTAAGCCAATTTAAGACACACATACTAGTAATAGTATATTTGTATTGACAAAGATATAACGTTTGCTAGAGAAGCCTAGAAATGTATAAGAACTAGTAGCATGTGCATATCCCTATCAATATACAGCGGTAGAAGATAGTAAAAAAACGTATTGATCTTGTGACTTATTAATTAATGTCGTAAGATCTCATTAGTCTGATGTTGGGCAAGCGTAAGGGACAGTTAGTCATGACACGAACCTTCATTAGTTAATATGAAAAGTATAATTGGATAATTCTAGAGTAAGACTAGTTCCATAATGCACTAGATGAAAAAGTGTCATTTAAGAAGAGGAAGTATCTATTTAAATGTGTCTCTATGGAGTGCTAGAGTAATAGCAATAGCAGAATTACAGAGTGAAATAGAATCCAATAAGCTTATCAAGTATAAAGAATAATTTCAAGGAGTAGTCATTGAATTGACGTAGGCGATAAGATAACAGGCACCTGGGCAACAACATCCCCTATTTAGGAAATACTCCAGTAAAGAAGTTCTTTTATTTTATTTGAGTTTATTAATCTTTTAAAAACAATTTAAATGTTTCGTTGGTGGAATCAACCACGAAATCAAGGAGGAAACAAAATTATGGATTATATGCGTATTAATGCCGCACAATGTGGCGCAACTCTGGGTAAATATATTTTAGTAGTAGAACGGAACCCAGTAGATACAAATTATTCAGAAGATAAAAAGAATGGTGCATTGACTTTAAGTCGGCCTATTTATCTATACTCAATTCGACCGATAGAGGTAACTTCAGTCGAGTTAGTAGAATCAATGAGTAACGAACGTAAAGTTCAGTTCAATAAAGATCCGAAATTACGGCTCGATATCGCCAATATTGACGACATTACGAAAGTTATTCCGGTACCATCGGCTTCTACTGTTAAAGCAGCAATTGAGAAGTACGAACGGTCTAACAAAGAAGAAATTACTATCTTTGTAGACTATGTTAAATTAGTACCGGAAGTTATGGCCCTTAACCGGGATGAGAAGAACGTACTTCAGAGCTTCTTGAATGCTCAGATGAAGTTCTGTGGAACTTTAGCCGAGGCAAATGAGCTTGAGGCTACAGCTTGTCGGACTCGGATGAAAGAGTTAGGTATTGACGTTAATATCTAATTACTATGTCCGAGCAGGGATTTACTATAAGTCCGTGGGCGTTTAGAGATTTAACTTACATGTTTAGTGATCCTATTCTTGTAGATCAATTGCTACTTACAGATGAAAAGCAAGTAGCAAAATATAAGAAAGTCAATAAAGATGGATCGATAACGCTTGGTAAAACGAGTATTTCATGGTTAAATCGCCTATTTGGCGGAGAATATGTACTTAATCCTGAGACAATTTGTCTTAGATTAATTAAGATAATAACCGGTATGGGTAGTGGTCGAAATGATGATGCATATAAAGATATGTGTGATCGTTTCTCAAATTATTATAAAGATGGAAATTATAGTTTGGCTATATCTGCAATTTTTATTGCATATCGTTTTGTATTAGCTTCAGATATTAAAACAATGACTGAAGAGAACTCTACAGTTGAGAAAGGAGTTCCTAATCGAAAAAATGTTTTAATAAATGGAGTATTAGTAAAAGACAATTCTGGTCAAGCTGTTGTAGTGGATTTTTCAAATCCATCGCAAGTATTATTCCGTCGTCCATAAAATCGAAAATCATAAGTAATGGTAATTATATTCTGTGATGAATGATGAATAGATATTACACATTACTCAAGATATTTCCTGGTAGAGAAAGAGATGAGTTAATTTCTCTACCATAACATGGGCGTAATACGGTATGTATAATAACATGCTAAGTGGGTTGGCTAGCCTCGAGAATAAGAAGAGGATGTCATTATCGATGATGAATACGCCCTCACAGGTAGTTGATAATTCAAGTATATAAATAGATGTTTAACAATTTAAAATCAATTTGTATATGAAAATTAAATCAACAGAAATTAAGGCAAAGCTAGAGAAGTTAAATAAAGATATCACTAATAACTGGATGATCATTCGAACAGAGAACTTAGTTGAGAATGGGTTCAAGCGTCATTATGATATGAAAGCATTGTTAGATGATATTAATAAAAAAGCTATAGACCGTATTCAGACGAAACTAGATCAGTTTTGTATCAATATCGGTTTTAAATCACGTAGCGATTTTCCGAAAGATAGTATTTATCCTATTATCTTTGAGTTATCAGAGAAGAATGAACAATTCGTTCAATTAGGTATTATTATTGAGAAGTCAACGATTAATCCTACCCTAAAGATGAAGAAGGGCAAGAAGAATCTTAAACAGAATGAGGAACTTACTCGTGATTATCTAAACAAATTTCGTAACAATCTTCAGTTGGAGATTAACGGCCTAAAGAAGAAACTTGCTGACTTTAATGATGCAGCTGAGTTAGATACTAGCGGAGCATACATGTATTTGGCAGCATAAAAAGGAAGATTTGTCGCTCCCTTTAAGTAGGAACAAGAGTTTGGCAAGTCGGGTTCGAATCCCGGACGAATCACAAGTCTCGAAAACTTATTTACTAACATTAAAATTATCAAAATTTATGAAAACTAAAGATATCAAATCTACAGAAAAAAAAATATCCTCTTTAGATAAAGTAAAAGCACTTAAAGAGAAAATTATTGCAAATGCAAATGCACTTGCTGATCGTATTCTTAGTAAAGCAATTGCTAAAGAAGAACAAGAGAAAGCTTGGGAGACTAGAAAAGAAGAACTTAAAGCAGAAGCTGCTAAAAAGCGTAAAGAGGCAGCTTTAAAGAAGCGAGAAGAGAAAGCAAAGAAACTTTCTCAGATTCATTCTAGTATTCCTACTAAGGATACCTCTAAGAAGCAGAAAGCTATCGATAAAGCAATCGAGGAAAAACACGATAAGAAAATGATTGCTAAGGAGACAAAATTCGAAGATTTCAATCCTAAGCGACAAAAGCTTACTAAAGAAGAGCGAATTGAGCGTAACAAAAAATGTGCAATTAAACTTATTCACCATAAAGAAATTAAGGATAAGACAAAGCATATAACTAAAGAAGAAAGAGAGAGAATTGTCGCAGAAGCTAGAAAAGCTGGTTATCTAGCTTACAAAGCAGAGATGCAAAAACAAGCTTCTGAAATAGCAGCAGATCCTAAAGCGTATCAAGCACGACAGGAGAAAAGAAAGAAATCAGAACAAGAGCGTTTAAATATGCTTGCTGAGAAACGTAAAGCTCGTATGGATAAACTCCAACAAGTAGAACTTACTCAGAAACAAAAGACATTAAAAGATCTCGAGCATTTTAAACTGGCACAAGAACGTCGTAATGAAAAGAAACTTCAACGACGTCAAATGTACCTTTCTAAAGATGGTATACAATTACCTAAAGTAAAGAACAAAGTGGAAGTTCGACCTATTATTGAACAACCAAAAAAACAAGACAGTAGTAAACATCGTTATATTGTGAGAACCCAGTATATCGATCAACCTTCTCTTACTGGAGATAGAGTTGGCGCTATTGTCTGTCTTCCAGATAAGTTAAAAGATATTGTAAAATATTCTTTTAACAAAATGATGGAAAAGGAATCTGATAAAGTAGTAGGATACTTTATTTATGATTCAGATAATCCTGAAGTATGTATTATGGAAATGGTTAACTCTAAATATCGAGAGATTGATGGAGTTACTATTACTCGTTTACAGAAACAGGATAAAACCGCAGCATAAGCTGATATTCATCTATGAAACAGGGGTGCGTCTGTTCAACGCACAATTTGATACGCAAATAATCCGAAACTATAAGGGAAAAGTAGGTAGTCTATATAAGCGCTTATATAGGAACTTGGTTCGAATCCAAGGCGTATCACACAAATTATAGCTATGAAAATTAAAGACAAAACCTGTATAGTCTTTGATATTGAAGTTCTTAAGAACATATTTACTTGTACTTGTAAGAATACAGAAACAGGAGTAATTAAAGTATTTGAAATATCTTCTAGAAAAGTAGATATTCAAGATCTCCTCAATTACTTTACTCAGGATTGTTATTATGTTGGTTATAATAATCATCATTATGATAATCCAGTATTAAATTATATCTTTTCTTTATATAGAAAAAGATATTTTGAATTCTTTAGTACAAGAGAAATAACTGAATCTATATTCAGAATGAGTCAAATAGTAATTGATAAAAATTCTGATTTTGGATTATGGAAAGAGTATAAATACGCTAAGAATTTCTTATCAATTGATTTATTAACAATGCTATATTCTAAAGCACTACGAGTATCTTTAAAAGAGATGCAAGTAACTATGCAATATAAGAATGTAGAAGAATTTGTAGTCGATTGGAAACAAGATCTTCCAGAAAAAGACATGGATAAATTAATACTATATAATATTAATGATGTAGAATCTACTGAAGAATTATTATATAGGTGCAAAAGTGATTTAGAACTAAGAGTTTCTATTGAACAAGAATATAAAATTAATTGTTTAAGTCTTGATGGAGTAAATACTGGTATGAAAATTCTTGAACAAGAATATATTAGACATACTGGTATTACTAAGGATAAATTAAAACAACTAAGAAGTCCTTGTGATCAAATAGATCTAGAGAAAGTTATTTTTCCTTGGATAAAATTTAATAGCCCTATATTACAAAACGTATTAAAAGAGATGAAGCAATTACATAATGTTTCTCCAGGTAGAAAGGGTTATGAAAATACTTTCGTATTCGGTGACATGAAAATAACCGTAGGTGTTGGTGGTATTCACGGAGATTGCGGTATAGAAATAATTAAGCCTAAAGAAAATGAATTATTATTAGATTCTGATGTTAGTTCACTATACCCAAGTATGATTATCGAACACGATTTATATCCACCACATTTAGGTAAAGAATTTTTAGAAACATATTCTAATATTCGTACAAGAAGATTAATTGCTAAAAAGAATAAAATTAAAGTAATAGATAAAACACTTAAATTATCACTAAACGGTTTAAGTGGTAATTTACAAAATGAACATTCATGGTGTTATAGTCCATTTACTGTAATGCAAATTAGAATTAATGGACAATTACTACTTTTAATGCTTTCTGAGAGACTATTATCTTTAGGATGTAAGTTACATCAAATTAATACTGATGGTATCTTATATACATGTAAAAAGGATAAATACGAAGAACTACAAACAGTTTTAAGTGAATGGGGAAATCTTACTAAACTTACTCTAGAAACTGAAAAATTTACTTCATTTTATCAGTTAGCAATAAATGACTATTTTGGAGTAGATATAAATAACGATATTAAGAAAAAAGGATTTTTTCTTACTGATGTTACCTTAGGAAAGGGATTATCACCTAAGATAATACCTGAAGCAATTATTAACTATTTTGTTCATAATATTCCAGTAGAAGATACAATTAAATCATGTAGAGATATACGTAAATTCTTACAAGCTGAGAAAACTGGTAAACAGTGGACAGTTGAGTATAATGAACAAATTCAACAGAGAACTAATCGATTTTACGTTAGTAATAGTGGATATTACTTATGGAAATGGAAATTAGATGAAACTGGAAAAAGATCATATCATAATATGCTAAAAGGTCATGGAGTAAAACTTCATAATCGATTATATTCTGATGAAGATCTTCAATGGAAATATTCTCAAGGAGAAACATTCCAGAGTATATATGATGTTGATTATCAATATTATATTACTCAATGTGTTAAAGTGATTGAACAATTAAAACCTAGACAACTAAGTTTGTTTGATTTTGACGAAAATTAGCAGAAAATAACAAATCTTTGACAAGCTTTTAAAAATTTTAAGAGCATGATCATTGAACTAGATACAAGTTTATTAGAAATAATAGACAATATATCAATTAATCAGTTAGTATTTTTAAGTCTTGTATTAGATAAGAATCAAAAATCCCATCAAGGTATCACACCACTTATTCGCCTGGTCAGTGATAGTGAAATACAAGACTTAATCGACAGAAATCTTATTCAGAAGAAAGATGATAGTAAAAAACTAATGTATAAACCTACTAAGGAATTAGTAGATAAATTGACTCCTAAAGATATACTTTTTGAGCAATTTTATACATTATATCCAATAATGGTTAGTAGACCAGATGGAACTAAAGGCTTTCTTAGAAGTAATGTTAAGAAATGTAGAGATTATTATAACAAACTAGTTAAAGGCAACCCTGATCTTCACAATAGAATCATAACCGCTTTGAATTTTGAGCTTTCCGATAAAGCAATGACTGGTAAGCTTGGTTATATGAAAACTATGTGGAAATGGCTTACTTCACATGAATGGGAATTAATTGAAGAGCAAATGAATATTAACCAACCTGAAACTACTATGTTGTATGGAACAAAATTACGTTAATCC